TGAAAGAATTGAACAGACAGAAACTGATTATGTAAACCTTGTTCACCATTGGGAGCGCAAGATTGAAACGAAGGAAGAAGAAATTGGTGAAGAAGATGAGAAGGAAACAATTACTCGTAGAGAAGCGAGGATTGAATACACTGTAGTATGTCAGGATTATATTATTCGCAAAGAAGAAAATTATTATAAGAGTAACCTTTATCCTTTTACGAATTTTGCTTGGTATCCGAAGAGGAAGAGTTTCTTTGCCAAATCGGAAGGTGACGATCTGATTAACAACCAGAAGGAACTTAACCGATTGCAAGGCATTGCTATTTTAGGAGCATATAAGACTGGACTTCCTGATAAACTTTACAAGTCAGATTTTGTGAAAAAGGAAGATTTATCACAAGGACCGGGTGGAAATATTATTGAAGATATGACCCCTCCTGCACAGGGTTGGGGTGTAACCTATCTAAACCCTCCACAGATTGCAACCTATATTCCCTTCTTAAAAGACATAATGGCGCAGGGTATGAAAGATACTTCCGGTGTTCATGAGGCGTGGAGTGGGAAGGCTCCTTCTGCTCACTTAAACGCTTCTGCTATTATGGCGTTGCAGGAAGCAGCAGGTGTGAGGATAAGAGGTATTCAGCGCAGACTATATCACTCTTACAAAGAATTAGGGGAAATATGGTTGGGTTATATCAAACAATATTATAACGAGGACAGATTATATAAAGTCTTTGGAAAGAATAATGTTGAAGGGTTGGCATGGTTTGATGTTGATAAGTTTGACGAAATGGAGTTTGATGTCAAGGTTACTTTAGGATCGGCAAGTCCGTATTCTAAGACTGTTATAGCTTCTACATTAGAGAAGATGGCAGAACTCGGTCTGATAGATGGGGATCTTTACTTGAGAATGTTACCACCTGAAGTATTCCCGAAAGTTGTTGACCTATTGGAATTAATTGAAGATAGGGCGTTAGAACAACAGCAGACTGTATTAGAACAACAAAAGGCAATAGTTGATGAGATTGTATCTAAGACTATTGAGATGGCTCAACAAACAGGAACCGAGATAACCCCTGAGACCTTACAACAGATGATGGCGTTAATACAGGAACAGGGTGCAGAGATCGAAGGCGAAGGTTAGTTTGCCTAAAATATCCGAGAAACGGGAGTGAGGACAATGAGTAGTAGAATTAAACTTTATACTGATACCCCAACTTCGGGTGATACCGATGGCACTTTGGTATCAAGCGGTACTGATGCTTCGCCTGTTGATTCAGGTGCAATTACTGTTCCTGCTGCTTCTTTTGAAAATGGCAGTTGGGTGAAGTTGGCGTTGCGTTGTGATGCAGGATATGAAACACGCTTGGACAGTGGTATTCATGCGAAAGTAACTTTGGTAGACGGGGCGCACTTAGATAAATGGCAACTTGCTCCTGATGACAGTGGAAGTCCTGATACTTTAAATGCTACTGATTGGGATGTGCCTGAGACAGAGTTAGATTTTACAGTTCAGATTGATGATACCAATACTATATTTTGGGCGAGGGCAAGAGTTGAGCATACTGAAGATGCGGCAAATGATACCAGCGTAACATTTAGGGTTGAAGCCGTTATCGGTGTTGCATAAGGAGGAATAGATATGGCTTATGATACTCAAGAAATTCCGAGAGATCTCAATGGACATCCCGTAGCCCATGTATTCGATGAAGCAGCAGACACTTATCAGGCGATACTTGGCAAAGATGGTATGCAGTTTACTATCCCAATGGATTTGGATGGGGATCAGTTATTTACTGAAACAAACCCTGCTTATGTTGCACTAACGGGCAGTAGTCTTGCAGTAGCGAATGTGCAGAATGTGACCACAGCAGGGACACGGGTACAATTATCCGCAGTTGCTTGCCGTGAAATTACCATCATAGCAAAGAGGGCGAACACAGGTTATATCTACGTCGGCAGTGCCACAGTATCATCTACTGTTTACGGCGCAGAACTTGAGGCGAAGGATAGTATAACCATACCTGTAAGCAATACCAATGAAATATATATTGATGCTTCAGTGAGTGGGGAGGGAATATCTTATGTCGCGGTTTAGACCATATTTATTAGATAATGCAGAGGATTATTCTGATGACAGAGTGGAAGAAAACGCCCCTATTTTCGGCGTAAGATGGGATAAAGGCGCAACACCTACCATGACCCGCATCGGTGCAGCCAAAGGTTTGACCGCCAATGTTGGCTTAGACGACGGGCAAAGAGTTGTAAATGACTTCGATTACATGCCTATTTTTAGAGATATGACCTCTGTAACAGATTCACTCGGCAATGTTTTTATTCGAATACCTAAATTTTACATTCGCAAGATTGATGATGTTAATTATAAAACGTGGGAAGTATCGAAATATCAACACACAGATTTTTATTTGCCTTGGTGCTTTTGGGACTTTACAAAGGGAGTGGAACTTGATTATTTTGACTTTGGAGCGCACTTAGCCACATCAGACGGCGGCGGCACACCAAAACTTCAGAGCAAACCTGATCTATACCCGCTCTGCAACCAGAATATAGTAACCTTTAGAACTTACGCCGAAGCAAACGGAGTAGGATATCAACAGTTAGATATACACGCTATCGATGTTTTGAGGACGCTGCTGCTTGTTGAGTTTGCTACTCTTAACATGCAGACAATTATGTACGGTTTTGCTTCTGGTTATTATGGCTCTGCCCACAAAGCATTACATGCAGGTACGGGTGTTAATTTTATAGTTATTACTAATGCGGAGGGGGCGGTGTATGAGATCGGACAGACGGTTTCAATACATTTGGCCGGAACAACGTCTTCTTTACTACCAAATACCTACGGGCGCACGATAACTAATATTCAAGCGGATACTCCGGGGGCAGGAGAAACAACAATAACCTTTGACGGCGCAGCGGTAAATATTGCGCTTAATGACTTCATCATGAACACGGCATGGAAGACAGGTTTTAGTGACGGCATTGCAGCATCAAGCGGATCGCTTATTAGTAACTCTGACGGCAAATACCCGTGTATGTATCGAGGCATAGAATCTCCATACGCTGATATTTATCAGTTTGTCGACGGCGTAAATATTACCGCAAGGCAAGCTTGGGTTTGTGATGATGCCGATGATTATGCCAGCAACGTGTTTGCTGCCCCTTACGAGGAAATAGGATACGTCAACCACGACGCACAACTATACGCGCAAGCAATGGGCTGGGATGAGAACTACCCTTACGCAGAGTTCCCAATATCGGTGCAGGGTAGCTCGGAGCAATATTACTGTGACTATTATTACCAAGGTAGCGGTTCTTATATGGCCCGCTTCGGCGGTGACTGGTACTCTGGCGCGAATGCTGGGCCTTCCTTATGGCGCTTGAGCATCTCGTCGGCGGCTGCGTTTGTGTCTCTCGGCGGGCGGCTATGTAGAAAGGCGGTGTAGATATGAAATACGGAATAATCCAAGATGGCAAGCTAATCACTACAACAGATCGCAGAATCTACGGTGATAGTCTATCTAAAGAATTACAGATTGAAGAGGTTGAAACAAAAAAAGTCTATGATGAAAAAGAGAAAAAGGAAATTAATATAGAGGAAACTGTAACCAAAGTAGTGGAGGGTAAGCCTGTAAAGTTTGCGGAGATACCTAAAAACTTTGACCAAACTACACAGGCAGTCTATCAAGGCGATCCTGTTGATAAGGGTGATTATATCGAGTGTGGGGTGATAGTGGTAGATTTGCCAGAAGAAAAGGAGCCGATATTCGATGAGCCGATAAAAGAAGAGCCTGTAATTAAAAAGTAATTCAACTAACTGATTAAGCAATACTCCCAGAAGGGAGATCTTCGCAGGGAAATTTATAACAAATATTTTTAATAGGTGGAGTTGCCTATGTTTAACAATGGACAATTTAACAGCATTGGCTTTAATCAGATAACTCTGCCTGACACATATGATGCTGATGTAAGCCGAGACATTCAAGCAGAGCATACCTATGACGGTGACAGCTTGAGGGAAGTCGTTCTCCATCTTGACAATTTTGCATTAGGGGCAGATGTAACAGGTGATTTATATTCTAACGGATTGCTTCATGTTTACGGCACAGGCGCAACCTATGATTACACCTATGGCAACTCTCTGGTATTTGAAGATACAAGAATTACTGATATTCAAATTGATAGTGGCGTAACTACGATTGGGGATCATCTATTTTATGGTTTATCGAACTTAGAAAGTATCTCAATCGCAGATTCTGTAGTATCTATTGGAGAGTCTGCTTTTACTGGTTGCAACAACTTAGAAGAAATTATCAATAATTATGAAGGCAGTCAAACTGTTGGGGCAAACGCCTTTACTACTTCAGGCTCTTCCGTTTCGCCTAAATATGCTTATGGTTGGAAGGCAAACAGCACATTTATCACACAGGTTGAAACAGCAGGTTATTACTTCTCTGCCTTAGATCCTGCTGAAGTATTTTTCTTTCATCATACGTTCCCCTCTACTGACAATGTTATGTTTAATTGTGATGTTATTAGATCAGTTTGCACCGCAGAGGATTATGATGCTGACACGTTCAGAAATATATTAACGGAAAATGTTTATGATGCTGATACTGTCAGAGATATTATGAAACTATACGAAGAAGTGTTTGATACTAAGAGGTCTATTGTTGTTGATGTTTATTATGATGCCGATACTGTCCGCAGTATTGTGGTAGAAGGTGTGTATGAGGGTGATACTCTTCGCAGGGTAAGACATCTTGTTCCCGTCAAAAGACGGCAAAACGCACGATACAGACCTGGCAAAGGTTCTCCGAAGCGTTTTTCAATTAATCCACAAAGGTTTCCTATTGGACACAAATAAAATAAGTAGGTGATGAACTATGCGAAGTAGTAATCGCTGTATAGTCATAGCGGGGCCTTGTGCCGTGGAGAGCAGGGAACAGATCCTTGAGATTGCCGATGCTGTCAAAGAGTTAGGGGCAGATATTTTACGTGGCGGTGTCTATAAACCACGCTCAAGCCCTGATAGGTGGGATGGTATCGGTGAGATTGGGTTAGAATATTTTGTTGAAGCCAGACAGAGAACAGGGTTGCCTATAGTGACAGAAGCTATGGGGTATGAGCAGATTGATTTAGTAGCGAAGGTTGCAGATATTATTCAGATTGGTTCACGGAATATGCAATGCTCTGAGTTGTTAAAAGCAATTGGGCGTAAAGGGAAGCCTGTTTTATTGAAACGTGGGTTTGCTACAACAATAGAAGAGTTTGTAATGGCAGCAGAGTTTATTAAATCGGTTGGCAATGATCAGATATATTTATGCGAGCGTGGGATCAGAACCTTTGAAACTTATACGAGGAACACTCTTGATTTAAACGCTGTTCCCTCCCTTAAAAATTTATGTGACCTGCCTGTTATTGTCGATCCTTCACATGGGACATTCCGCAGGGAATTGGTGATTCCTATGGCATTGGCAGGGATTGCCGCAGGTGCTGATGGGATTATGGTGGAGGTTCATAATAAGCCTGAAGAAGCTAAGACGGATGGGGCGCACTCGCTGACGATAGAGATGTTTGCCGATTTAATGAAACAGGCTAAAGCGGTAGCGAAATCTATAGGCAAGGAGTTAGGAAATGAATAATCAGGATTATATGAATTACCTGAAAGGGAAAAAAGTAATCTTGGTCGGCCCTGCTGAGTATTTAGAAGGACAGGGGAGAGGTAATGAAATAGATGAATACGATGTGATTATCAGAATGAATTTAGGTTGCCCTGTTCCTGAAGAATTAAAAGGTGATTTGGGTAGCAGAACTGATGTTTTATATCATGTGGTGATGGGGCAAACACACGTAAAGCACAGACCTGATTTATTTTCTTTACATACCAAAAAGGAAGTTATGTCGTGGAAAAATGACGGCGTTAAATGGTTGGTCAGCAAGAGATCAACAAAAGTAAAGCGTGTGGGACATCTTAAAAAAATTGTTGGTAATCTGATTCCTTTTATAGTAGTTCCTTCTAAAATAATGGATGCGCTTACAAAAGCCCTCATGTCTAATCCCAATATGGCTCCTGTTGTTGTTGCCCATGTCTTAGAAGCGGATATAGAGAGTTTGAAAATAATAGGGTGTGATTTTTTTAAGACAGGGTATCACGTTGGATATGGTGGATTTTCCGAAGAGCAAGCTAAAAAAGGTGCTAACTCGTCTACTTGTTGGGGTCAGGTATCACAACCTGGACCGCTACCCCGCCACAGAAGCAGGAATAGTAAGACAGGCAGACATGATATATATGCTCAGATGAAATATTTACGCAATAGGGCGAGAGACGATTCACGCTTAGACGTTAGTGAAGTTATGGAGCGTTTTTATGGGGGTGCTTAGATGATTGCAATTATTCCTATGAAGGAACATTCCGCAAGAGTGCCTGGTAAAAATATACGTTCTTTTTGTGATAAGCCTTTATTTTATTGGATCATGAATAGTTTGCAGTATGTAAATATAACCAAAGTGGTTATAAATACCGATAGTCGTGTTATTGCTGATATGGTAAAAGGGTATTTCCCTGATGTTGAAATATTGTATCGTCCTGAAGAATTGTGTGGAGATATGGTAACAGGCAACTGTTTGATTAAATGGACTATTGAGCAATTAGATGATGATGAGTTTCTTTATACTCATACAACTAATCCTTTACTATCGCCTGCAATTATGAATAAAGCAATTTATCTGTATCAGAGATTTAAGAAAAGTGGTAATTTTGATTCTTTGCTTGGCGTTACTAAACATCACATGAGATTATTTAGTTTGCAGGCAACTCCGATTAATCACGATCCCCATAAGTTGGAAAGATCACAGGATTTATTGCCTGTTTATGAAGATAATTCTACTATGTATATATTTGATCGGAATACGTTTTCTAAAAATAACAGTAGGATTGGAGATATGCCTTATATGTTTGAGATACCCAAGTATCAGGGATTAGATATTGACACAGAAGGGGATTGGCTTATCGCCGAAGCGGTGATGAAATGCGTTGTTTAGATATTGGCCCAGGGTGGGAAGATGAACGGATTAAGGGGTTTGAAACATTAGATGTTATTGAAAGAGATAATGTTGACCATGTAGCTGATGCCAGTAAACCTTTACCGTTTGAAGATGCAGTTTTTGATATTATTTATGCTTCTCATGTGTTGGAGCATATTGAATGGCAATACACTGAAAGAACTTTAAGAGAGTGGGTGAGAATATTAAAAAACGGTGGATGGCTTGAAGTATGGGTTCCTAATGGTTTAAAGGCGTGTCATGCGTTTGTGGAGGCAGAAAGGGGCAATCTTAGTTTTGTTGCCAAAAGTCCTACATGGAAATATAAGATTGTTGACAGTGATCCCTGCCGATTTGCAAACGGGAATATATTTTCTTTTACTTCAGGTGTTGACTATCCTCCGTGGGGATTGCACAAGGCAATGTTTAGCCCACGCTATTTAAAAAGTTTGTTCAGAAAAATTGGTTTAAAGAATGTAGTAGAGATGGATAAGAAAGAAGTAAGAGCGCATCATTATAGATGGATCAACTTAGGAATCAAAGGGCAAAAGTAAGTTTAACTTAATAGCGGTATTAAAGACTCCTTCGGGGGTCTTTTTTACATCAAAAATTAGGAGGTTTACTATCTAATGGCTGAAGAAACAACTACGGGCGTTGAGAGCGTTCCTGCCGCCGGGGAACAGGTAAGTGAGGAATTAGATTTTGAAAAGATTCTGTTCGGAGATGATGATAATTCGGGCGAAACAGAAGAAGAAGAACAGAACGCCGCCGGTTCTGAGGAAACCGAACAGGGCGAGGGTGAGGAAGAGAAAGAGCAGACAGAAGAACCTGAAAAACCTGATCTGCCTACTGAAGATGCTTCGATAGCCTTCGCAAAGAAGTGGGAAGCAAATAAAGCTAAAGTCAAAGATGAACTAAGAGCCGAGATTATGGAAGAAATCAAACAGCAGACACAGACTACTACGCAGCAACAATCGCAAGGTGCACCTAAGTACCGTGAAATGACCGAGGAACAGATACAGAAATTGGCTGATGACTTTGAAACTTCCCCTGCTGTAGCAAAAGTCCTGTATGCGCAACAGCAAGCCCAAAACAGACTGCAAGAGCAACTAAGACAGCAAACTCAAAGGCAGAAAGAACAGGAAGAATACATCGAAGCACAGAGACTTGCTAATAAGTTGAAACAGGAAAACCAATCTTTACCAGATTGGGACAATAAGAAGTTGCACAATTATCGGATGGAACACTACAAGAAGTATGGGTCAGTATTGCCGTGGGGTGAAGCCTATAAAATGGCTATTGCTGATGCGGTAACGACAGGTAATTTAGACCGACAAGTCCAACAGGAGACGATCAAGAAAATCCAGAAACGGGAAGAAACCAATGTTGGTTTACAGAAACCTTCTACTCCCAAACTTGGCGTAGAGGATCTAACCGATGAGCAGTTTGCAAAACTGAAAGACGAAGTAATGTTAGGGAAATACAAAAGATCGTAAAGGAGTTGAACTGAAATGACACAATTAGCCATGAATATGCACACAAGTCAGATTAGCCACGGTATCGTTAACGGTGACGATTTTGCCGCTGCCGATGATAACGTGGTAGTTGTTGGTTATACTCCGGCAATGGTGAAGATTATCGCTGTAGAGGCAAATGATGCTCCACAGGATATGTTTCACTGGTATGCCGTAGAGGAAGATTACATCTTCCGTTTCAATGCAACTAATGAAGCAAGACACGATTCGTTTATTGAAACAAATGAGCGTGGTTTTACTCTTGATGGTGCTGCATTGATTGCTGCTTCAGGTGGAACGCCTGTAGGTTTTATCTTTGAAACCTATGGTTGTGAGTATGGTAGCTCTGGTACTAATGCTGCTGCCGCAGACGGTGACGATGCTATGGATTTCATCGATCCATACTTGCCTGATCTAAGCACCACAGAAGAATCCGAGAGTGAGAGCGAATCTCAGCTTTAGTCTGTAACAACATAATGTAACAAATGAGACTACCTGCAAAGGGTAGTTTTTTATTTTAGAAAAAGGAGTTGAAACAAAATGCCACAACCCAATAACAGTTACGCTAAGTTACCCGCAGAACGAAAGACGTTTTATGAGCGAGCGTTGTTAGAAAGACTTCTACCTAACCTGGTTTTCTTACAGCATGGTCAGAAATATAAGAAGCCAATTCCGAAGAACGAGGGTGCGACTATTAACTTTAGACGCTTTAACTCCCTGCCTGTTCCTGCGGATTCATTGGTAGAAGGCATTACCCCGGCAGGTAAAAACCTGTCAATTAGTCAGATTGTTGCTACCGTCAAACAGGAAGGTGATTTTGTCCTTCTGACAGATTATCTGGATATGGTAGGACTTGATCCTGTCATTCTGGAAACTACTGATTTGATTGGTGAGCAAGCAGCTCTGACTTTAGAAACCCGTGTCCGTGATATTGTCTTTAACGGCACTAACGTCTACTATGTAGGCGCACATGCTGATAGGGGCGATGTTACTGCCGCAGACATCTTTACTGGAACTGAGGTAAGGCGTATTCGCCAGATTATGGCGAGGAACAATGTCGGCCCTGCTGAAGGTAAAGACTATGTAGGGTTTATTCACCCTGATGCTGCTTACGACCTGAAAGGTCACAGTGAGTGGCGTGAACCGAACCTGTATGTAGACACAAAGAATATCTTAAACGGCGAAATTGGTCGGCTTTATGGTATTCGTTGGGTAGAAACTACCATGTGCCCCGTATGGGCAGGTGGCGGTGCTGCTGGTGTGGATGTATATGGTACGATGTTGGCTGCTTAAAACTTGCACCGAGAAGCGGGATATGCTACAATATATACGGGTGATTAAATGGGAAGGAAACTAAAAGAAAAAACTTGTGCTATATGTGGTAAAAAGTTTTTGAGTAAATATGACAGATGGGAAAATTCTGTTTGCTCTGAAACTTGTCGCCGGAAAATAATCTCTCAATCTAAATTAAAAGGACAATACAAACAGTGTTTATGGTGTGGTGAAGATTTTTGGGTAAAACCTTCACAGATAAACAAAAGGAAACATTGTAATATAAAATGTTTGAGAGAAACAGAAAAAAGCAATCACCGTACTTTGATATGCCAGTGGTGTGGTAAGGAAATGAAAGTTAATAAGATTGCTGATTGGAACAAAAAATATTGTTCGGTTGAGTGCCACGATAAAGCACAAGTTAAAAGAATTATTGTTCCTTGTACGATTTGTGGAAAGTTGATTGAAAGATACCCCTCCATAGTAAAGAGACAAAATGTTTTTTTATGCTCTAAAGAATGTTACAGTAAATATTTTTTAGAGAGAGTAGTATTCTTTCAATCTCGCACAAACACAAAACCTGAAAGAATGTTTAATGAACAAACACCCGAATATATAAACCAAACCTCGGACGGTAAATTCTTCATTAACTTCAATAACGGTAAGATTAAAAACCCAGACTTCATTGTTAGGCCAGTGAATGAAACCAAAAAAGTTATAGAAATTTTTGGACGTTACTGGCATGAACCAAAAGAAGAGCAGGAGCTGATTAATCACTACCGTGAAGTAGGATATAACTGTTTAGTTATATGGGAAGAAGAAGTTTATGATCAAACTTACTCTGAGAAATTGGAAGCATTTTTAAGTGAGCCAAGTGCCGTCTTAGTTGGTAACAACTAAGATTATGAACCCGGAATTAAGCAGGGAGGCTGAGATGCTAACCTGAACCGAAGGCTGTGATTAACGCCACAGTCAGGGGCAACGCATAGAGGGTGAAACTGTTTACAGAATATAATCCCTCCACGAGTCCGGGTCAACCTAATAAGGTTGAAAACGTATGCTGAACTATACTGAAATGAAGGTATAGAAGCAGAGGATAAAAAGCCTTTGCGATAACATAATTGTCAATCGTCTTTGGATTAAACGCCTACGGTGTAGTTGATGTAGGTGGAACTGCAAAGCCTGAAATTATCGTTAAGAACAAGGGTGATGCAGGAACCTCTGATCCGTTAGAGCAGCGTTCGAGCGTGGGCTGGAAAGCCTGTATGACGGCAGTTAGACTTCAGGAACTTGCTATCCTTCGTGTAGAACATTCTGCAAGTCTGTAGTAAACACATATATTGGGAGGGGTTTATCCCCCTCCCTTTTATTTTAAGGAGGATTAAAGAACGTGGCTAAGAAAAGTGAACTTTTTGACGAGAAGGAAGATGTAAAGATTGATGAGGAATTATCAGAAGTTGAAGATGTTGTAGAACCTGATGATTTAGAAGAAGGTTTTATTGCCGAGCATGATCCTGCAAGTAGGATTCCTGACTTTACTGCTAAGTATAAGGGTGAAGCGGAAGATGTTGTCAAGACAAGTTTGGATGGACAGTTGACACAGTTAGGTCGTGAAACGGCTAAGAAGTTGGACGATTATCCAAAGTATAAAGTAGTGATTCCGATCAAAGAACTTGCCCCTGATGACAAGTTTGTAGTGGTCGGAACTAATGGGTGGAATACGCAAATCTTGCGTGATAAGCCTGTCATGCTTCCTGATGTTATTATTGACCGCCTTGCGAAAGCAGGAGAGAACCCGACATTGGTTCGGTAAGGGGTTGAAGCAGTATGGCTCTTAATTTCGGGCAAATAAGGGAAAGATATGAAAAGATAACTGGCGAAACGGTTGACATCGTTACGTTAGGATCACGCATAGATGAAGCGCAGATTGAGATTGCAAAATATTTCGGCCGGCGAAGCACATCTTGGTATCCCCCTGCTGTTACTACGTTAGCGGCAGGGGTAGATGCCGATGCGGAAACTATTCAGCTTGTATCAGGGCTTGATATGCCTGATGAAGATGCTACTGTGTATGCTTATTTAGGCACAGGGGCTGAAGCTGAATTAATAAGTTACGATGAGTTAGTCGGCGATCAGTTACAAGATGTGGAGAGAGGTTTGAATGATGATGCCAATGAATGGCCTATTGGAACATCTGTATCAATTCCTGTGCAAGCGGAAATAGAAGAAGATTTGCCTGATGACTTTCTGATTGTGCATGAAGTCAGGGATTTAGACAATATGCCTTTCTTTGGTTATCAGATTTCTGAGGATATGCGTATTCTGTTCTTCAGAAGTGGTTTGTATAAACTGATCTATACCCGTGTTCCAGAACCGATTGACATTACGGATAATAGTGCAGTTCCTGAAGTTCATGCAGTATTCCATAATGATATTTTAAATTACTGTATTGCAAAACATTGGGAAGATTTAGGTGAAGGGATTCCTAATGAAGAAAATAAGGCAAATAACATGAAGGCTAACTTCTACAGGAATGTTGAGAGGGCAGCTAAAGTGTTGCGCAGGAATGTCAACCAACAATATACGATTGGTGTTGGCAATCCGTGGAAAGGGGAGTAAATAAATGACTGATGCCTTTTATGCTCCGTTGGCGAGAAGTCCGATTACTTATTTGGACGGTGCTATCACTGATTCTCAGACGACTATTGATGTTATAAACGCTTCTCTGTTACCTGCTGCTCCTAATGTGGCAACTATCGGTGGTGGATCATCTTCTGAAACGATTAAATACACTGGTAAGACTGGTAATCAACTTACAGGTGTAACGAGAGGTTTTTCCCCTACTGGTTCAGCAAGTGCATGGGATGATGGCACAGCTATTGCAAGGGTATTAACCGATCAGGACATATCTGCATTGCAGGGTGCAGTTGAAGATTTAGAAACTGATTTTGGCACTTTAACTGGATTGCCTGATGATTTAGATGATCATATCGAAAACGAAGCCCCTCATATGGAAGCGGTATCAATGGAACGCTCCGATAAAGATGCTGACGGTATTTATCAGACAATTGAATGGAGTAGGTCAGACGGAACGCTGTATAAAGATTCTATCCTGAGTGTTGAGTCTGATGTTTATACACAGAGGACTGTCCGTTACTACGATACAGATGGGACTACTGTTTTAAAGACTGTTGTTTACGATCTCACCTATGATGAATCGGAAGAAGGGGAATTAATCAGTGAGGTGATCAATAATGAGTAACTTACATTTGCCAGGGGATCTAACCCTTCATGGATTAATTTCACCTGCGAGTGATAGTGGTTCAGTAGAAACAGTAGGTGCTTTATATGCTTGGGGAGACCCTTCATATCAAGTAGTCGGTGATGCTCCATTAGGAGGGGGAAAATCTGATATTGGAATTTGTCTGTATGCAGGTTTTGCTATATTGAAAGATACTACTCTTGCTGGTTGGGGAACTGACGAGGCCAATCTTTTGACCAATATGCCCGTAGGTTCAGGTTATTCAAAACTTGATGGTGGGATTATCTTTATGGTAGCTTTAAAGTCTGATGGAAGTCTTGAAGTATGGGGAAGTAACGAATACAACCAAATTACAAATAAACCCGCTGGAACAGATTTTGTAGATATAGCCTGTGGAGCAAATCATGCGTTAGCATTAAAAAGTGATGGATCTATAGAAGCATGGGGCAGAGATAATTATAATCAAGTAGCAAATGCACCAGTGGATAGTGGTTATTTATATATTGCATCATCTCGTTATACCAGTTTCGCCATTAAAAGCGATGGATCAATTATTGGATGGGGATCTGATTCTTACAACGAAATTACAAACATACCAGCAGGCACTAACTACGAAAAGGTTGCAGGTGGATTTAGTTCTCATTTTGCAAGCGCATTAAAAAGTGATGGCAGTTTAGTTGCTTGGGGAGATGATACTTATGATAAAGTCACCAATGTGCCCTCTGGAACAAATTGGTTAGATGTTGAGTTAGGGTGTGATACAGGATATGCCATAAACACAGACGGCGTGATAACTGGTTGGGGAAGGAATACAGTTGGAACTATTTCTGGTAGACCTACTGGTTCTAATTTCAAAAAAATTAGTGCAGGGTGGAATAATGCTTTAGCATTAATATAATCAATATAAGAATGATAGAGGTCAAAGTCAACCTAATAAGCAGGTGATCTAATGACAGATAGCACATATAAAAATATATATTTCCGCACTCGTATTAATGAAGCAGGAATAAGGGCTGTTGCTGCCCCTGTTTTAGAAGTGGCACGGGAGAACAGTAAACATTTCGATTTTCAATGCAGGGATTTATCGGACAATAAAGCCTTCATTGACTTAACGAGTATGACAGTTAGTTTCGTGATACGAGAAAAGAAATATGAGTATGATCCTCTTATTGAAAAAGAATCAGGTGATGGCATAGACATTGTAGATGCTGAAACAGGGTTAATTACGATAGAATTAACAGCCGATGATATGGACATACCTGTTACTGATTATTTTTATGATTTAGTAATTGAAGATGAAGATGAGCGTCACAGTATCACGACAGGTATATTCAGGGTATTAAACTAAGGGGTGGTTGAATGTCATATCGCCACAGGGAAGTAAGAAAAGATTTCAGCGGTGGTTATAACAGCAGGGATAGCGATTCTATGCTACAGCCGAATGAATCACCCGATATGCTTAATGTTATTGTCGGACGGCGTGGCACAGTCAGACCAAGACCAGGCACAGAACAATTCCGCACAGATCCTGTATCTGATCCGCTTGTTGAAGGTGAAGATAATCCTCCCGTAACATCTCTCTATGAGTTTGTTAATCAGGCAGGGCAAGCGTATTTGTTTGCTTTTGCAGGGCAATCGCTCAAGAAAGCAAATGATAGTAATGGTTGGGATTTAGTGCAGGGGAGTTTTTCTAATCATTCCCTCTTTGAATTTATCACGCACCCTATTGAAGATAAAGCATTGTTCGTCAATGGCGAAGATGGATATTGGGAAACAGACGGCAATACTGCTTCATTGGTAACACCTTATGTGACGAGTTATCATGGTGTTGTTGACACTAACGGAACAGCAGTAACGTGGGTATCAGGCAGTAAGTTTAGTAGTGATTGGGTAGGTGACATGATTGTTATTAACGATGTTGCCTATGAAATAGATTCAGTGACTAATACGGAAAACCTTGTTTTAACTGGTTCGGCAGGAGTACAAAATGATGTAGATTACGATTATTACACAGACGATGGGATAGAGGTTGGTGAATCTGTTTTACCATCTAACCCTAAACTGATAGAATACTTTAGTTATACTGTGTGGTTGGCGAATGTTGACGGTTATCCTAATAGGATTTATTACAACTTACACGATCTAAATGGAAATATTCTTTACAACTATTTTGCATCATGGTCGTGGTTAAGGGCTTCTAATATTAAGGGGGAAGAAATAACTGCTTTAAAAGCATTTAGGGGAGTATTATATGTTTTTACTCGCACAACTATTAAGGCTATAACAGAAACTGAGCCGTTCTCTATTGTCGGAGAAGTTTATACCCCTCCTGCATATGAAATGACTGATGTCAGCTCTACTGTTGGAACGGTATCTCAGAGGACTGTCCAGGAGATAGGGAACAGTCTAATATTCTTAGGTGTTGATGGTGTCTATATGTTTGATGGACAGTCTGCTCCGTTTAAAGTTTCACAGAGGGTTGAACCAACTTTTGTAGGAGCAAGGCGCAGATTTTGGAATCAATCGTGTGGTGCTGTTCATAACAATAAATACTTTGTATCGTTCCCCACGAGTGTTAGAGAAGAAGATGATACATTTGGTTTCAGTAGTGGAAGTTCAACGGGCGAGAGTGAGTCGGGTGAAAGCGAGGTATAGCCTATGTATAATAGCGGCCGTTTTAACGAAGTAGGATTTAACCTCATAGAAGATGTCGAAGAATATTCTCCGCTTATTGTGAGGAACAACCTGACTATGGTGCTTGACACTGATATTATTCCTGTAGAATATATCGGCGAGAGGTTGCCTTATTCTAACAGTCCGTGGATGCCACAAAGTGGTTTTTATCCTAATCAATGGTTGGTAGCAAGCAACCTATATTTATACTTTGCAGGTGATGATGGTTATGTTTATCGCTACGGTGTAGGCAAAACTGATGCCGGACAAGCAATTAATGCTTATTATGTATTATCGGCAATTACCTTAGAGGCGTTAGATTTAAAGAAACGTCTTAGGTGGATAGATATAGATTATGAAAAGATGACTGATTCGTTTGTGAGAGTATTATATAAAATTGATGATGCTGATGAATGGTCTCTGTTGTGTGAGCTTGATCAAGGGGAAGTTAAATATCCGTTTGTTGGTTTTCCACGTCCCTTGTTTAGAAAGATTTCTATTAAGTTTGAAGCAAGTTATACGGGGTGTGATTTCGTGATCAATGGTATTACTTTAGATATGGCAATTAGAGGACAGCAAAAAGAGTTTGTGTAATTTTTTTACCTGCTGTAACCGATAAGCGGGATAAAGGAGTTGAAATATATGAGTTGGTTAACAAGTATACGAGATAGGATATTGGGTGATAGCCCGTCAGGGGGATCTCAACCACAGCAATCTACTCCTGCCCCTACTACTACTCCCTATCCCACGGGAATAGCAGGTGGCAAACCACAACCTACCTCTCCCTCTATTCCTACTGAACCTCCGAGTTTTGATCCGAGGGCTAACCTTGTAGGAACACGAGTGCCTTTAAATCAACCTTACACACAGCGTGAAGGACAGGAGATTATTAAAGGTGCAACCATGCCTTATTTAAGTATGGCTGAACAGTCAGCAAGGGATATTGGTGTAGAAGCAGGGCGCATCCCTCCAGGAAGATACACGGATTATTACAGGAATGTATTGCCTGAATTACTGCCACAGGCTCACCAAACATACGAAGCAGCATCAGGCAGACCGTATGAACGTGAGAGGATTCCTCAACCGTGGGAATATGCTATGGTTCCAAGATTAGGTGAAGAGATGGTTTCTCCCCCTCCAACGGGTGGCGGTCGTAGTGGAGGCGGTGGTAGTGCAGGAGGCGGTTATCCTTATTCTTTTGACTATCAACCTGTTGCACAACCTAATTTACAGAGAATCCCTGAACATACTTTTGATAAGACTGATCCTTATCCACGTTCAGAAGGTTCTCCTGCACCTGAATCGTTTCAAAGAGATCAGGCAAGATATGCCAAACTAATAGGTTCTTAGAAAGGAGGTAAACAGTATGGCTATTGACCAAGCGGCTTATGAAGAAATAAAAAGACAGCTGTTAGGGCAAATGAACGTCAACCCGACGCCTTACTCTACAGCAGGTTATCCTGCCCCCGAGCAAAATGTATCGGCGCAGGAAATGCAGGATATGATTATGGGACGTGCAGCAAACCCTTCCAATTATAATGTGCAGGATTTAGTCAATTTGCACAAGAGTGGCACAGGTGACTATCAACCCGTTCCAACTCCAAGTTCTGATCAACCGACTACGCCCGGACAACAGCCTGGTTCACAGCAATCCTTTCAATCAGGTTTTCAGCAATCACAGTTTCAGGGGACTATGCCCGCACCGGAGATGATGTCGTTAGATGAAATGATGGAGATAGTAAACCGCAGGGCAGAGTTAATGACACAACCCAAGATAGATGCTTTAGGTAGACAGTTGGAAGAAGAGCAGTTGTCAGGTGAACGGCGTAAAGGTGAACTTGAATCAGACTACCAGAGGGCATTGCGTGATCTTGAAGGTCAGCAGATGGGCGCACAGCAGATTACTTCTCAGGCAATGGCGAGAAGGAATGTTTACGATAGTGGTATGGCAGCCGACCTTGCGAACAGGATTGCCCGTAGCGGTATGCAAATGGGTTTACAGTTATCGCAGGAGCAGTCAAGAGTGTTAGCAGATTTAGCAGAATATCTTGATTTAAGAACACGTCATACCAACGAAGAGATTACTGAACTTATGGGTTATCGTGGACAGATGGCAGCCGACCTTTTAGCAGAAATGCACAATGAACAACAGAATAGACGAGATATGTTAGCCCAAAGAGAATTTGAGAATTGGTTAGCAAACGAATCGCTTAACCTGCAACAGCAAATGGCTTCATTAGATGAATATTGGCGACAGCAGGAATTTGATGCCCGTCAGTCTGCACAAGAGTGGGATCGTTGGGCGTGGGGTCAGGAGTTTGATGCCCGTCAGCATGATCAGGAATGGGATAGGATCATGCAGATGAACGATTTCCAACTGAGGGCAGAGATAGAGAGACTTCTTGCTAATAATCAGATAGATCAATGGGAAGCAGAATTTGCTCTCAGTCAGGGTGATCAGGCAATGAAAGATGCAGTATATCGGGCGCAATATGGATCTGCTTATAATTATTAGGAGGTTCGCTTATGCCGAGAACAAGGGGCTTAACGCATACCTACAGGGCGCAACAACTTCTTGAAGAAGAATTAGAACGTAAGAAAAGGCAAGAGGAAGAACAACAGGCGGCACAGGCAAGGGGTTTTGATGCAAGGATCACACAAACTGAATCTATAGCACCAAGAGCAACTGCACCGAGGGCAGAGGTTCCACGAACAAGACCTTCTGCAAGCGAACAGTTGCGGACGATGGCAGGTTTAGATTCAATAAGAGATACGGCACAACCAATGCAGTCTCAACCTATGTCTGAAGTTCTTATGCCACAATCTACTCCTGCACCACAAACACCTGTAAGGCGTGAAGTTGAACAGCCCCCTTTAACAAGTATGGTTCCTGAAAGCAGAATTGATCCTGCAAGGGTTACTCCTACAACTGATGTAGAACCTGCCACAGAAGGTATGAATCCTATCGAATACGGATTTAAGTGGATCGGTTCTGAATTACAGCGTGGGTTATGGTCAGTGAACGAAGGTATGTATCGTGTATTAAAAACTACTTATGAATACGCAGGAAACCCGATAGGTTATTACGGTAAGATTGGCATGAATATTGCTAATTGGGTATCAGGTAAAGAAGAGGAAAAACCAACCATTGCCAAACCGTTACGAACAGCTCCAAAGTGGTTAGATGAACAGATTGAGAAATACGGCAAACCTGAAGTATCTGCTCCTTTAGTCGAGGAAATGTCAGCACAGGAAGCAAGAGTGCGTGAAAAAGCCTATGAGAACAGTTTTGCTTTAGGTTTAGCTACTGATATGGCTAACATGGGTTCGAGAGTTTTATTGATGCTTATTCAGATGGGGTTACTTAATAAAGTAGGGGCAGCATCTACTGCTACACGCATTGCTCCTGGCACTATACCTGCACCTGCTACACCAAGTGTTACTCGTTTACAGGGTTGGCCTAAAGCTATTTACGACAAGGTGCAATCAGGGATAAGGGCAACTGCTCAGACTTCTCCTCAACAGTATCAGCAAACTATGAGCAGGATGCAGAGAATGGCAGGACACGCTCTTGCTACTACTCCTGGAGGATTAGAAGATAGAATAGAATCTGCTGCCTACCGTGTTGCTTATAACTTAACGCCTACGGTTGCTAATGCTACAGGCGCAACAGGTTTAACCGCAATCGGCACAGACGTTTTACTTAACTCATTTTTAACTTCTCCTTCATACATGAAGGCATACGATGAAGCAGGTGGGCTTACCCCTGAATTTTGGGCGTTTGCCGTTCCTCAGATGACGATGGATGTATTTATGGCGAGAGGGACAAGAGGTTTAGCTGCATCACAAGGACAGGCGAGATATAATCAGCAGTTAGATAAATACGCTAAAGAATTTGATATTACCCGTGAGGAAGCACAGGAAAGAATTACCTTTGCTCAGAGAGTGATGGATTTAGCAGAAAGGGCAGAGGGAACAAAAGTATGGGAGTTCCTTGCGGAAGAACGTGGAAGTATAGGGCCGAGAGAGCCGTCAGATAAACAACCGTGGGAAATGACGGTGAAAGAATTAGCGTCACAAGAAAGGGACTTTTATTCTGGGAAACAACATTTAATTCCGTTAGATAAGTTTATTGAAATACCAATAGAAAAAAACTTTTTAGAACGTGACGGAAATTATTATCATATATTAGCAAATGGTAGTGTGGGTAGCAAGGTGAATGAAAAAGAACTAAGTAGCTTGCGAAACCAAGCTAAAGAATCTCATAAATATTATATTGAAGCGGCGTTAAAAGAAGGCAAATCTATTCCCCCTTCCGTCCTCAAAGATTATCCTGATTTAGAGCGTCTTGCTACGGCACGAAGGCAAACACCTTCACTTGCCCCCGAAAGTCGCTCAGAAGCCACCAGATTAGATGAGAGGGGTATATCCGCACAACGGGAAGCGGGAGAACCTATCTCTCCTGAAACTATTATGCGAGAAGTTGCACAGCGTGGTGGTATCTCAGGCAAGAAAAAGGGTGTGCCTGAAGCATTACAGAGTAACGAAGGATTGCCGTTCAAAGAGATGGCACAAAAATTAGGTCTAACCGAGAAACAACTTCTTGAAGGTTTGGATGGTAAGCCTGTCGATCTTTCTCCCCCCAAGATGGATATAAATGTTTACAAGGAACGTATCAAGGGGTTGACTCTAAATCAGTTGCAGGAAGAAAGGATTAATTTAGAATCTCGTTATCCTAATGCTAAAGAATTACAGAAATCTCTTGATATAGAGTTAGCCAAAAAGTTTTCAGAGCGATTGAAGTCATACGATGATAAGAAGCTACAGGATAGAATACGTTTTCTCGAAAGCATGAGAACAGATGAAACCAATAGAACACGTTTTCCGAATTATGAGCAGTTAATAAAAGTGGTAAAAGCTGAGTTAGGCAGACGTGCTAATGAAAGACCGACTGAATCTATAGACCGCTATACTCGCTCGTTAAGGGATATGTCTATGCAGGATATTAGAAAAGCGAAAGAATATTTTGAAGCAAAGGTTGCCAGTGATGAACGTCAACCGTTCCATGAAGATAATTTAAAGAAAATAGAGGTAGAGTTAGCAAGGCGTGAGAGCGAACCGTATCGCAAATCTCAGACGGTAATGCACTCAGTTGCAAGTAGTATGGGATTATCTCGTGATGATCGTGTTAATATGGCACGGGATTTCTTTAACCGACCTAATCTTAAAAGCACAACTGAACTGACAGCAAAAGAGTTGGAGTTATTTACTGGTCATCTCCGTCAGCAACAAGCAGAATTTGGGGCTATGGCGATCAAAGAAGAATTTCCTAATACTGCAAAGAAACACGGCAAAACTATTGATAGGAACAAAGCAAAAGTTGGTGAGTTGATTGAGGATAAACCAATTTCTCGCCGTGAACAGCGTAGAGCAGAGATGGCTCAAGAACTTATTAACCGTGCAGAAGATAAGTTAAAGAAAATCGAAGAAGGTATTGATCGTCCTGATGAGTTAGGGTATGAGCGTGTATCGGCATATGATGTTGCAAAGGCACATGGATTGCCTACAAGCGAAGCTATGAAACATGATCTTGTAGGGTATCTATGGAAAAACCCTCTTAATCCTGAAATCACTAAATTCATTATGAAAGATGTAGGAATTACTAAAGATGAAATGGCAACAATAATGAAGGATCCTAACATATTTGAAAGGGCTTTTGTTGCATTGTGGCGTGGATTACCTGAAGAAATGCGTTCTAACCTTATGACGGCAAGGGTTCAGATTGCCGATGTCAGGGATGGTTACGGACAAGTAATTGACAATGCTTTAAAAGGTTTAGGTGATAAAGCATTAGTCAGGGTTGCAGCTATGCTTGAAGGTAAGATGGAAATGTCTGGTCGTGAAGGAGAAGCAGCTAAAATCTTGCGAGATCAGTTCTTTAACCCTTTATTTGATCAGGCTGTTGGTGCAGGGATTATGAAGAAGGAACAATATGTTTCCAATTACTTTTCACGCATCCAAGATAAGTTAGGTGAAGTGAAAGATATTGGTGATGAAATTAGAGTGCCAAGAGCATGGATGGTCTATGAGCGCACAGGTGATATGAAAGACTATAACCGCAACGTGCGTGATGTTGCTAATATGTATCTCAATGCTATCAGTAAAAACATCTACATGAAACCTGTCTTAGAACGATGGGAACCTATTATAGATGAAATGCCTCCCCATAGAAACGCTATGGCAAAACAAATGTTCCAGGCGGCTATGAGTATTCCTAATGCAGAAACACAGATGTGGAACAACACTTTACGTGACATCTATGAAACATTTAACCGCTATGATCCTGAGAACGCTCCGCAACATATGCAGGAAGCAAGCAGAATGTTAGTCAGTGTAATGGCTCAGAAACATATGGGCTTTAGCCCTGGAACTGCCATGAGAAATACTACTCAGCCGTTACTCGCTATAGCAGATGTAGCAAAGAAGGGTGCGCCGTTCAGGGGTTTAGGTTACTATACTGCTTATCGAAAGATTGCCCTAACCAAAGAGGGGCGAGATTTTGTTAATACCTATTGCACTATCCTTCAAGATAGAACTTATATGGACGGTATCAAACGTGCCTCAGAATACCAGTGGAAAATCAATAAAAAATTAGGCAACATAAGTAAGGCTACCATGTCTATGTTTAAAGCGGCTGACCTTGATAATGTTAAAGCATCATTTTATATCGGTTATCGTGCTGCTTTAGCTGATGGTAAGAGTCAGGCTGAAGCAATCAGACATGGTAACAATGTAGCCCTTAGAACACAGTATGACTATAGTATTGGTAGAGCAGCGATATATCATAGCCCCGCAGGAAGGTTGGCAAGTATCTTTACATCATGGTCGAGCAACTATCTTTCTTTGATGGGGGATTGGATGACTTCTGATATGAAGTCGAGAACATTATTAGGGATGGCATTAGCAGGAGCAGGTGCTTACCTGTATCGCAAACTTGGTTTTAAAATGAATATAGGGCCAATAGAGGTGCTTGGAGGATTACCTTACTTCCGCTTCTTTGAAGGTGATACCGCAGTTTTAGGTAGCATGAAAGAGGAGTGGGAGCAAATAGCAAAACACTTAATCTCTGGCGATCCTGACGAATGGAAGAAAGCTGCTGAAGAAATTGTTTATCAACTGCCAGGTGGTGTCGCTTACAAACGTATTGCAACCGTTGGCAGGGCATTGATGAATGAAGGTAGGGTTGTTGACGATAAAGGTAGGGTGCGTTATACAATCACTACTCCCGGCATGGCAATTCGTATGTTAATGGGTATGGGGATTGAAGCGGCTAACAGGTGGGACTTGGTATATTACAAGACTGATTGGCAAGACGAGCCTGGGTTAATCTCTGAAATCGCATGGGGTCAATACACTAATCATAAAGCATATGAGAATGTTCTCCATAAACAAATCAATCCTAATGCCCGTCTTGATATGCAATCTATATGGTTTGCATTAAGAGGTCAAGGATATGAAGTTGAAGATATATTCCGATCACCGGAAGAACAGTTAAGGGTGATGGAAGAACGTGTTATTGCTTCTGGTCTTGATCCTGAAGAAGCACGTAAAACAGCTATGGCAAATATCCGCACTTCATATTCCAGCCATGCTTCTATAGCAGTTGAGAAGGGTAAAGATGATTGGCAGACAGAGTTTAGGGAAGCAATGGAGTTCCTTGAAAAAGCTGAAGGGGATCTTCCCCGCTATCGCAGACGGTATTACGACCTGCTTGAAATGGCAATAACAGACGGCAACAGGGAAGTCCAACAAAGGGCAATATGGGCGTTGAAATATTTAGGGGCAGACGATGCCCTTATTCAGCGCACGATGGAAAACAGGGGGGCAGGTAGTGTCAATACAACCAGTGTTAATGCTCCTTCAGGTGTTACCCGTTCAACTGAAACACCTACCAGACAAGGTATTGACCCACAAAAAGCTAATGAAATACTTGAGCGATTAGCACAATAATTTTAGAAAGGGTGATTCTATGAGTGGAAACACAGAACAAGCAATCAAAGAAGCCATCCCTGATAGAGTATGGGATCTATACTTCGGGCCAGACGGACAAATACCACAACTACATAGTTCTATAAGTCAACTAAACGCAAGGTTAGGTGAAACGAACCGCAGGATAGACAAATACAATAACCTTCATTCACTCATGGAAGCCCTTGCAAGGCAAGTTGGTGAAGTTTGCACAACAGTAAAAACACATGAGCGTATTCTCGCTGATCACAAAATCCGCAAAGAAACTGAAATTGAAATTCTGAAACGAGAAAAAGAAATAGCTGAAGAAGCACGGGAGCAGGAAGCAAAGCGGTTCGGAAAGATAATAAAAATTATCGGAACCATTATAGCTCTTATAGGGTTAGGAATAACAATCCTTGTAACTTTCGTGCTGTAAGGAGGTTGTATAATGCCGTCTATACGTGATGTGGTTTATGTTGTTTGTGCTTGTTTGGTAGTGTATTACACCTTGGAAACGCTTCACAATATCAGGTTTAAACCTTAAAGGGGGAATAATGTAAATGGAATGGACAGATTTTGTTCAGCAGGTGCTTCTTATCTTTATTACTGCCTCTGTGCCGATTATTACTGCTTCAATAGTGAATATCTTGAAACGTAACGGGGCGTTGGCAGTTCTACAGGAAAAGGAAGCGATAGTGCAAAAGGGTGTCGAGTTTGTAGAGCAAGTCTATACTGACTTGGAGGGTGAAGAAAAATATAATAAAGCCCTTGAGTGGATTTCGACACAGCTTTCTGCAAAAGGTATTAAGTTTACTGTAGATGAATTAAAAGGGTTAATAGAAGCAACGGTATATCAATTTAATAAAACATGGAATGAGTTAATAATCGAAGAATAGAACCTCCTTGCTTGCGCTCCGACTTAATTGTTGGGGCGCATTTTTTTTCTCTATTTTGACCTATATACTTTATAATGTCAAGAGTTTTTATGCAAATTTTTTATTTTTTTGTCTTGATTTCCATATAAGAGTATGTTAATATCGGTCTCAAGGCACACCCATTGAAATGTGGGGTCGCAAAACTAAAGGGGCTAAAGCTATATACGCTACGTCAGCCAGTTGCAATCAACATTACTCTCCATCAAACAACACTTCACACTATGAATTTCATATTTACGATATTAAAGGGTTGACACACGAACATTATCGTAGTATAATCTAACCGAAAAGCGGGATTCAAAACACATAAAAGGCAGGTGAGAATGTGACCAATCGGAACGTGAGGGCTATGAAGGCGAAGTATAACCTGACGAATCAATCTTTAGCAGAAGAGTTGAAAATGTCTACTTCAACTTTTAGTGAACGTCTAACCGGAAAACAAGAATGGGCGTTGCATCAGGCTAAACAGTTAGTAGATATTTTTAATTCCCACGGGGAGAACTACACTATCGAATCACTGTTTGAGTTGTAGCAGATAGGGTAGCCCCTTTTTTAAACTATCTTAGCCGAGAAACGGGAAATGGGAGGGATAGCGTTGACAATGGCATTAACCGTTAAACAGGCAGCAGAGGAATTACAGGTAAGCACAGATTGTATCTACCGTATGTGCTATGCCAAACAGATACCACATAACCGCACAGCAGGTAGAGGAAAGAGGGGGCAGGGGAGAATCCGTATTCCTCGCTCCTCCTTAGAAAAATGGTTGGAAGGTGGTATTGGTAATGTCGGCAATTAAAACTGCCATGAGAGCGAAAGAGCGTTATAAGGAGACAGGTAATAATTATTGGTTGGGTTACGCACACGGTATTGAGGACACGTTGGAAATTGAATGTAAGGAGGACAATAATGAAGATAACGAATATTCACGACCTGCCACAAGCCTTCGTAGAATTGGCACAGCAGGAATACGAAGTTGCTCCTAATGAATACAGGGTTACTTCCCTGCTGAGAGGGTTTAGGGAAACTCAGTTATTCCGTAGACACCATGAAGAAATTACTGTTGATGTATCTGATATGGTATGGGCGTTATTCGGCACGGCTGTCCATGATGTATTGGAACGGCAGAAGGAGACTGATAGTGAATTAAAAGAAGAACGCTTGAAGGTTCCCGTAGGAGATTACCTCTTATCAGGTAAGTTCGATCTCTACTGTCTTGAGAAAAGAGAGTTGACCGACTACAAAACTACCTCAGTTTGGAAAATTGTTTACAAAGATTATGAAGAGTGGCGTAAGCAACAACTGATCTATGGGTGGATGATGATTAATGATATAGGGTTCCCTGTTGAACGTGGCAAAGTTACGGCTTTCTTAAAAGACCATTCTAAATCTAAAGCTAAATTCGATAAAGACTATCCTCAGTTGCCAGTTCACACAGTGAAGTTTACTTTTACATCAAAGGAATTTGAAGATACTGGTATTTGGTTGTATGAAACATTTAAGACTATCGCTGAACTGGAAAAACTGCCTGACGATGAATTACCTATTTGCACACAACAGGAAAGATGGAATAACGGTGATAAGTGGGCGGTCATGAAAAAGGGTAGGAAGTCAGCGTTACGTGTGCTTGACAGTGAAGGTGATGCTTATCTGTGGATGGAAGCAAATGAGAAAGGTGGGTATGTTGAACATAGACCTGGCTTAGATCGTAAATGCACAGAATACTGTCATGTAAATTCATTCTGCTCTTATTATAAAGAGCGTTACGTGAAGGAGGTAGTTTAATGAGTAAAGATGATCAGAAAGACTTAGAAATTGCAACAGCAGAAATTGGCTCAACAACAGATAATTTACAATTTTATAACTCAGTCCGAGAAGTTCCTGCCGAAGCACAGAAGGAAATTAAAGGTGGAAGGTTAAGCGGCATGACCGATATTAGCCCAATGTGGCGCATTAAAAAGCTAACTGAGAAATTTGGTATGTGCGGAGAGGGTTGGAAATATGAAATAACCAACCAACGGTTAGCATCAGGGGGTGATGATCAGATAGCAGCATTTGTTGACATTAACCTATACTACAAACAGGGTGATGGCTGGAGTGAACCGATACCAGGGGCAGGTGGCAGTATGTTTGTAGTTAAAGAATCGAAAGGTTTACATACTGATGATGATTGTTTTAAAAAATCTCTAACTGATGCTCTTGGTGTAGCTTGTAAGGCTTTAGGAATAGGTGCTAATGTTTACTGGCAAAAAGATAATACAAAATATGATGATTCAGTGTCAGTAAATGACACAACAATAAAACCAAAACAACCCGAACCTGATCCTGCTCCTACGAAACCTGAAGAAATTCCCGCACCTGATCCGTCAGAAAAAATGACATTAGAAGAAGTAAAGGAAATGTTCGGCGTTGATAAGGTAAAGGAAGTTACTGAACAAGAAGATCCTGCTGAAAAGGAAAAGGCACAGAGAAGTGCTATCAGGGCAATGCTGTTAGAGTTATGCGAAGGCGATGAAGAAGCAGCAAAGAAAACTTTAGAAAAAATGACTACGTTTACAAGCAAAAAAGACGGCACGGAGGTTGCAGGGAAAAAATCTGTTAAACAGTTGACAGTGAAGCAGGTTCCAATTGTTTTCCAGAAGGTTAAGAAAGAGTATGACGATAGGATTGCTACCCCTCCGGCTGGCCCAGATGTCGGTGATGGAGATAATATGCCACTTTATTAGCAAAACAGGGGCGGCTGATTTAAGTCGGTCGCTCCTTAATGAAAGGGGAGGGTGAAATGGGTCGGAAGAAGTTAGAAGAAATTATAGCAAGTCATGGCAAGTGGTTACTGTATGATCCCACCGGTCAACGTGCTAACCTGCAACGTGCTGACCTGCAGGATGCTGACCTGCGAGATGCTAACCTGCAAGGTGCTAACCTGCAAGGTGCTAACCTGCGAGATGCTGACCTGAGTGATGCTAACCTGTGTGATGCTGACCTGAGTGATGCTAACCTGTGTGGTGCTAACCTGTGTGGTGCTAACCTGTGTGGTGCTAACCTGTTTGGTGCTAACCTGCGTGATGCTAACCTGCGTAATGCTGACCTGCGTGATGCTGACCTGCGTTATGCTAACCTGAGTGATGCTGACCTGCGTTATGCTGACCTGAGTGATGCTAACCTGAGTGATGCTAACCTGTGTAATGTTAAAAACCTTGTAAAGATCATGGGAGTTGAGGCAGGTAATTTTTACTGGAAGGCTATTGGTGATAATTTAGTTAATGTTGACTACCAATTTAAACTTGGATTAAATATTTTGCATGATGGTGAAATATTCGCTAACGACGACCGGGTTACTTGTTCATATCCCGGTTTTCATTTCGCTTCTAAGTCATGGTGCAAAACATACTATAGTGAACGGCAATATCTTTGCAAGATACGCATACCTGAAGATGCGCAGATTAACGAGCCTTGGGCAACTGACGGCAAGGCAAGCGCAAGTAAAATTGAGATAGTGCGAATATTACTGATGGAAACGGAAGAAGATGTGACAGAACAATTTAAATAAAAGGGGAGGGTGAATGATGTTAAGCGTAACAGTTGATCAGGTTTTATCATGGGAGCCATGCGAAGAATATACCCGTGCACGTATTGAAGAACTCTTTGCAGGGCGGGAAACAATAAATGTGCATGATGTTTTAGAGATGAATATACCGGATGAAGATAAGTTGTGGGCAGTTTTGAGGGAGGAATTTATCCCTGCAAAAATACTGCATGAGTTTGCCTGTTGGGTAGCAGCCATTGCACTACACAAAGAGCGGGAATCCGGCAGGGAACCAGATGAGCGCAGCTGGGAAGCTATTGAGGTCAAGTGGTGTTGGATAAACGGCAGAGCAACTGATAGTGAATTGGCAACAGCATGGGCAGCAGCAAGGGAAACAGGGGCAGCAAGGGAAGCAGCATGGGCAGCAGCAAGGGCAGCATGGGCAGCATGGGCTGAACAGATCTTCGTGTTGCAAGAATTGCTGAAAGCGAGGGGTGAATAATGGACACAGGCTTTTATTACACCTGGAGAAATCAGCGAAAAGATAAAACAAAACAGACAATAGATTGTAGTGATTTGGTTGTAACAATAGAGCATCTTTATAGCCGGATAATTAGATTAGAGGAAAGGTTATATAAGTTAGAGCATCCCGATGAATTTAGGGAGGGTGAATAAGAATGAGTGACATCTACCGATTAGAAAATATGTTTGATGACCCTTATGAGAAAGAGTTTGTGTTTGGATATATAGATGGATATAGTGAGTTATTGAAAATGGAGCCGGGGGAGGGTGACGAGGAATGAAGCGATATAAAGTCTATAACAGTAGCACGCTCGGCATAGAAGACCCTAACGGTGAGTGGGTTAAATATTCAGACGTTGCCGAGGCATTGAATATTGCTGGTGAAATGAAGCCTAAAAAGTGTTGCGATATTGGTAGTTATAGTTGCCAAATTCCAATGTCTATCGCTGGTAGGGTGAGGTGGATAGATTACTGTATAGCTGATATTGTAGCCGCTTTGAATGCTGCTGGAATTGAAACCGTTGCATCATGTTGCGGCCACGGCCAAATACCCGGGGAGATTAATCTAAGGGATGGTAGGGAAATAACAGTTTACTATTTTAAAAATTATTAATATCAAATTTTCACGGGGGCCAGCCGGGATAATATACCGGGGGGTGTCTGGTATATAGGGGTAGAATAAACCCTTATCTTAAAGGGTTTCGGGCTGGAATTAATTTAATGATGGTTGGTATATATACTAATGGGGGTGAGACAAGTGAAACTTAAAGACCACATGAAAAAACAACTTAAGGATTTAAGGTTTAGGCGCGAGTATGAATTGCTTGGAATGGAATATGAAATAATTCGACAGGGAGTTCTTGCAAAACAGCAACGAGGCAGAAAAGCGTATGAAAAAAAGCGAGGGGTGAATAGGTGAAGCGATATGAAATGGCATCAAAGAGGAGATACATTGAACCAGACGAATGGTTTATGGAAGAGCGCATGGACGGAAGATGGGTAAAATGGGATGACTTCGAGTCGTGGCGAAATGATTTGTTGGCAAGGATTGATGAGATATTGTCAATATTAGAAAATGGGGGGGAGGTGCAAGGGGAATGATAAAGGAAACCCTTAAATCAATAAAAGAAAATCGTTACTCATATTCACAATGAATGTTGTATTACATGAAAATGGTATTGAATTTAAGTGAAAGGAGGAATAAATAATGGACTGTGAACAATGTATTCAATTAAAGATTAAGAACACTGAACTGCAACAGCAATGTGATACGTGGAAAGAGATTGCTAAGACTTATCAGGAACTTGCAAGAGATTACAGTAAGCTACAGGAACCAACTTATGTTATGAACGGTGATATTCATTTAGGGAAGATGATTGAAACAATGAAAGGAGAGTATAAATGAATCCTTTAGAGGTTAGACCTGATAACGTATGGCAGTATAAACAGAACCGACCTACTTTAATTGCAAAGGATATTAATGAGTTATATAGTGTGCCTGAGTTTGAAGTTTTGCAGATACTTATGGCGAGAGGGGTATTCAAATGGTTCACAGTAAGACGCAACCTTATCCGCTTGAAAGATCAGTGGAAAGAAGCTGTTTCTGCTCATCAAATCCTCACGGGCTACCGCAAGCGAGCAATAAGAGAGAAGGGTGTTCATGCTACCAATGCCGACCATTACCGTTACGGCTACCTTAAAGGCTATCGTGATGCCCTTACAGAGTGTCGTAGAGAGATAAGGGAACTATGCCATAGTGAGCGTTGGCAATGCCCTGATAATGATTTAGAAGCATGGCTGAAGTTAGAGTATGGAATACGTTTTCCTGATGATGTAGAGAGTGAGAATACGTTTTCCAAAGGAGGGGTAAAATGCGAATCATATTAGATATGGACGAAGTTGTTGTAGACATGATGACACCTTTGCTTGCACATTATAATAAGCAATACCATAAAAACTTTACTATCGAAGATATAGTTCAATGGAAGTTACCTGATCAGTTGAGAAGCATATTTTTTGTTGAGGGATTCTTCCGATACTTAAAACCATTAGAAGGGGCTATAGAAACTATTAAACATTTACTTGATCAGGGGTGTGACATAGTGATTGCTACTAATCACAGTGATGATCCCTGGATTGCTCAAGATAAAGTGTTTTGGGTGCAGGAAAACCTTCCACAGCTTGCCGACTCAATGATGATTGGGAACAGAAAGGATTGTTTAAACGGCGATGTGATCATAGATGACCGTCCTGACTATTTACTTAATTCACCTTGTCCAGTAAAGATTTGTATGGATCGTCCGTGGAACAGGTGGATCAATCAAGGGATTGCAAAACGTGCTTATGATTGGAATGATATTAGGGCAGATATTGAAGAATTGATAGTTTTTCCTCTTGAAAGGATGACGGAGAATGAGTAGTTATAATTCAAATTTAATCAAAGCACTTGATAGTTTAGAGAAGTATTCTATTGAAAGCCGAAATAAAAAATTAGAAGCAGAAAACGCTCGGCTGAAAGAGTTAACCCAGGAAATGTTTGAGATATTATTAAAACAAAATGCAGTTGATAGGAAAGGAATGAGGTCTTTTACTATTGCAAGAGAGATTGAAAAATTTTTAATAAAAAACAATAAGATTGCAGACACTTACTCAAAATTTTAATTGAGGAGAAAATTAAATGAAATTTACACCAGGGCCGTGGGATGTTAAATTTAGGCAAAATGTTGTAACAAAGAGTGGTAGGGGTATTGCAACTTGCGGAGGTTATACAACTAATGACCCTGTCGAATGGGAGAAGGTTTCAAAAGAAAATTACGCCAACGCCCACCTGATTGCTGCTGCTCCTGAAATGTATGATGTTTTGATATGGTTACTCCATCTTTGTCATGGAGTTAGCAAGGGTGGAAGTGATGTACCTGTTACCAATGATGAATGGGGTCAAGCATGGAGGACAGCAATGGATGTGATTTCTAAAGCAGAGGGGAGGGAAGATGAATGATCCGCAAACGTAAAGACGGTTACTATGTGCTATCAGAAAAAGGAAAGAACTTAGGTGGCCCATATAAGACTAAAGCAGAAGCACAAAAAAGATTAAAGCAAGTAGAATATTATAAGAAAAAGAAATAGGAGATCAGCATAATATGGCAGATAAATGTAAAAAATGTAATCAACCTATAGAGTTACATCACCCGATAATACCTAATGCCGATCCATTGAAACACGATGTAACTGTTGACGGTAAGGGTAATTATGTTATTACCGAGCGCAAACAAGATAAAGGAGGTAGTCATGGTAGATAAAGTATTATTTTCTTCTGCTACTGATCAATGGGCAACACCACAATACCTGTTTGATTACCTTGATGATCTATATGAATTTAATTTAGACCCTTGTGCTACAATAGAAAATACAAAGTGTTATTGCTACATTACGCCAGAGATGGATGGCTTAAAACTTCCCTGGTATATAGTGTATGAAGAACGCCCTGTATTACATACCATAGCTGACGGCAGGGTATTCTGTAATCCTCCGTATGGAAGAACTATCGGCAAGTGGGTGGAGAAAGCCGTAAAAGAAGTTAAGAACGGCAATGCAGAATTAGTTGTAATGCTAATCCCTGCTCGCACAGATACTAAATGGTGGCATGATTATATAATGCGTTATGCCGACAAAATATCTTTTATTAAGGGGCGAGTGAAGTTTGGAGGGGCTTCTAATCCTGCTCCATTTCCGAGTGTTGTAGTAGAGTTTAATGAAGAAACTATTGATAAGTATTTTCAAAATCCGAGGATAGATTCAATCGTTTTAACCGATATTTCAATGTTGCCAAAGTGTTGACATTTTAGCCGAAAAACGGTATAATGGATAATGAGGGGAGTTTAAATATGAGAGAACAGCAAGGCATAAAATTTAAAATCAATACAAAGTTTTGCCCCATCTATTTCCTTGCTGTGATCTCCCCTGATCTCGCCTATAGGTGGGGCAATATATTTTTTATTTATCATAGCCGAGAAGCGGGACAGGAGTGGAGTATATGCAAATAGGACAGCCGTTTAATCCTTATAGAATGTTTGTAGGAATATTTATACCTAATGTTTTATTAAGTTATCCTGATTTATCAGCAAGTGCAAAATTATGTTATGGGCGATTGTGCCAGTATGCCGGAGAAAATGGTCAAGCATATCCTACATACAAAAAGTTGGCAAGTGAATTAGGTGTTTCTAAACGAACCTGTATAAGATACATAAATGAACTTGCCGACAAGGAATTTGTCAGAGTTGTCACCCGTGCAAGAGAAGATAGTTCGCAGACATCTAATGTTTATGAGTTTTTGTGGCATGAGATATTTGCCACCCAAGCATCTGTGTCACCCCCCAGTGACAATATGATCACCCCCGTAGTGTCAGAGTTGTCACCCCTTAAAGAGAATCATTTAAAAGAATCACTTAAATATAAAACATATAGTAGTGCAGACGATAAAGATAAGATACCTTATCAGGAAATTATTGATCTGCTAAACAAACATAGCGGCAAGAGGTACCTATCTACCACGGCAGCTACAAGAGAAAAGATTAAAGCCCGTTGGGAAGAAGGATTCCGTATATCAGACTTTGAGAAGGTTATCAAAATTAAATGTAGTCAATGGAAAGATGATCCTGAGATGCAAAAGTATCTGCGACCAATCACGTTATTCAGTCCAAAATTTGAAGGTTATCTAAATGAAAATGAAGAGAAGCGGCATCCTAAAATGGAGCGTATTGTAGATGAAACCGATTGATATAGCAAAAAAATACTTTGGCGAATATCGCACACACGGTTTAGAAATTGTGCCGACCCTCTGCCCCTTCTGTAACGGTGGCAGCCATGAGGATAAGAATACGTTTTCTCTAAACATGGAAAGCGGAGCCTATAATTGTCTGCGAGGTAGTTGTGGTGTTAAGGGTTCATTTACTGAACTGCTGAAGCATTACGGTGAGAAGGGTAGTTCTAATTATGAATTGCGTAAGCCTAAACCTGTATCGTTTGTGCCTCCTAAAGTTAATACAGATGAGTTGGGTGAGAAGGCAAAAGCATATTTACAATCGAGAGGGATCTCTCAGAAAACTTGGGAGATGTTAGGGGTAGTTGAGAAGAACGGTGTAATAGCTTTTCCTTATTATGAGAACGGCAAGTTGGTGTTGATGAAATACCGTAAGCCTGAGAAGTATTTAGGTAACGGTCAGAAGGCATGGAGAGAACCAGGCGGTAAGGCTGTATTTTGGGGTATGGACTTAGTTGATGTTGATGCAGGTAAACTCTTGATCGTAGAGGGCGAGTGTTTTCCTGGAACAGCACAAGTCTTGACTGAGGAAGGATGGGTTGCTTTTAGCGACTATTCAGGGCAACGTGTAATGCAAGTCCATGATGATTTAACGGCTAATTTTACCAAGCCGCTTAATGTGATTCGCAAGCCTTATGATGGGAAACTGTTGAGAGTAGATCGTGGTGGTAATTACTGTTCAGAGACTACCCCAGGGCATAAGTTGGTTTACGTGAACGATAAAGGCAGAGTAGTTAAAAGGGAAGTGAAAGATATGCCCGCTACTGTTCATGGGCATATACCAACTACCGTGACTTTGGATGGCAAAGGTATTCCCCTATCTGACGATCAGTTATCGCTGTGTTTGGCAGTTAGCGCAGATGGGGTTATAGACCACCGAAATAATAATGGTCACAATGGTGTTTACCCAAGAGAGCGCAGGTTTATCAGGAGTGCTTTTAAAAAGAAGCGCAAGATTGAACGGTTATGTGGATTGTTGGATAGGTTAGGATTGGAATACTCTTGTAACCCCATTAAGAGTGGGTTTACGAGTATATGCTTTCCTTTGCCGGATTGGTGTTGTGAAAGGCTATTGCCGCAAGAGTGGGTAACGAGCGCGACACTAAGACAGAGGAAGCACATCTTAAATGAAATGGTTTATTGGGACGGGAACAATGTGCCTAATCGCAACCAAACAGAATATTCAACGAAACATTTACATAATGCTATTATCATTCAGACTTTAGCCCATACATCAGGGTATATGTCTACTATTATGAAGCGTGAGAATAAGTTTGGTGCATGGTATAAAGTTTCCGTTCTTTATGGTAAATCACACGTGTCATGGCAAAATGTAACAACTGAAGAGGTTGATTATAGTGGTGTAGTGTATTGCGTAACAGTTGAAACCGGAATGTTACTGGTAAGGCAGGAAAATAAAATTACGGTAACGGGAAATTGCGATCAGCTTGCCCTCTACGAAGCAGGAGTAAGAAATGTAGTATCAGTTCCTTCAGGGGCAGAGGATTTAAGTTGTGTAGAAAACTGTTGGGATTGGTTGGAGCAGTTTAACAAGATATGTATATGGCCTGACAATGATACGCCTGGTCAGGAAATGTGCCGAAAGCTAATTAATAAATTAGGGGCGCATAGATGTTTTGTAGTTCACAGTGATCATAAAGATGCCAATGAAGCCCTGTATAAAGAAGGTGCTAAAGCTGTCGCAGAGTATGTGAGGACGGCTAAAGAGGTTCCGATAGCAGGGTTGCAGAGATTAGCTGATGTAGAGAGTTTTGATTTAAACAAGGTGAAAAGGGTTCATTCAAGTATATCAGGTGTTGATCAGGCTTTAGGTGGTTACATGATGGGTATGCTTACGGTGTGGACGGGTGTAAATGCCAGTGGAAAATCAACTTTTGTCGGGCAGGAATTAATAGAAGCAATCTCACAGGGGTTTAGGGTGTGTGCTTATTCGGGCGAATTACCGATGCCGATATTTAGATATTGGATTGAATTACAGATAGCAGGGCCAGAGAAATTGGAAGCTGAGTATGACACATATCGCAAAGTAGATGTTATGCGTGTGAGGAGGGAGTGGAGAGAACCGATCCGCAACTGGTATAGGAATGAGTTTTTTATCTATGATTCTTTATTGGGGGTCAATGCCGACAACCTGTTGGAAGTATTTGAATATGCAGTAAAGCGGTATGGGTGTCAAGTATTTTTGGTTGATAACCTGATGCTGATGGTGTTTGCCGATCAGGACAAAGTGCTGTATCAACGGCAGAGTGATTTTACAAAGCAGTTAAAGGCGTTTGCTCAGAAGTATAACGTGCATGTTCACTTAGTTGCCCACCCACGTAAAGTTGACGGCAGGGTGCAGAAGATGGATGTAATGGGAAGTGGAAATATTACTAACCTTGCGGATAATGTGTTAGGTGTATATCGTCCTGCAACTGAAGAGGGGAGGGAAGAAATAGGGGCAGATGCTTCTATAGATGTATTTAAGGCGAGGTTTACAGGACGGCAGGATTTAGAGATACCAGTGAGGTTTCATATTGATTGTAAGCGGTTCCATAGCGGTAGAAGATTGGAAGTAAATTACTTAAATATTGAGGAGGCGTTATAAGTGGCCTTTGGGTTGACTTATAAATCTCAGCGAAAACTATCCGAGATGTTTGCCGAGTTAAAGGGTGGCACAGTGGAAGAATATGAAAAGATGTGGGATGAAATAAATCGCAGGGAAGTAGCGAGAATAGCAAGGAATGATCTTAATGAGAGAGATTGATTGCCCTGATTGCTTAGGTTGCGGTGAAACAGAATTACCCTGCTTAAACTCACTGGCCTTAGAGCCGAGAATGGGTCCATGTGAAACTTGCGGCGGTGCAGGTTGGATCTTTGAAGATGATCGGGAAAGTTGGTTTGATACTACTGAAGAAGCTAATGGAGAAAGGTAGACAATGGGGAAATTAAGGAGGTAGAACAATGACTAACAGCAAACGCAAAGGCTCCGATGCTGAACGTGAAATAGTATCAATACTTAAACACGAAGGTTATCAAGATGTCCGGCGTGGTCAGCAGTATTGTGGGGCAGAGGGTCACGCAGACGTTATAGGGCTAAAGGGTATCTACATTGAAGTGAAACGGCGGCTATTTAAGACAATATCAGACTGGCTGCATAAGGCGTTATGCGAATCACTTAAATTAGGCGGCTGTTATCCGGCAGTATTCCACAGGGGCAACAATGAGGATTGGATGGTTACAATGTATTTAGAACACTGGATAAACTTGTATAGAGAATGGGAGGCAGGTCAGGAAGAGGAGGGGAAAAATGCTTGAGAAAATTAAACACGTTATCAGTTGGTTGCCAATACTCTGGCATGATGTTCCTTGGTCTGGTGAATACGGTGTCATGCGGATATTAAGCTTCAAACTCACTCAGATAGAGGACTTTCTACATGGTGAATATTCTGTAGCTGTTCACCACCCTAAAGCATTGAGAGGGTTGAAGGTAGCTAAGAACTTATGCAAGCGGTTAGCCGATGAGAATTATATTCATAATGCAACAATGTTTGAAGAAGAAAGATTTAATAATCTTACTTTAGGCTATCCGAGGACGAGGGAAGAAAGGCTAACTCAGGAATGGTTTAATCGGAAATGTAGACATGCAACGGAAATGGAAACGCAAGATAGGGATAGGCTGTATAAAATGCTTCAAAAATACCTGCCTGCGTGGTGGGATTGAGGGAGGGGATATAGGTGAGTAGACAACTTGATTTACAAATATACCTTGCACGTGCATTAGCCGCGTATAAAGCCTTAACAGGGGGAGAAAGCGAGGGGTGAAAATGACCGTTAAATACATCTGCGATGGTTGCGGTTTAGAATCGGCCGGGGAATATTACGGAACTACTACAACAAAACCACGAAGCTGGTTTGCAAGATCGGCTGACAATAAAGAGATTCATGCTTGTAGCCGGGAATGTGTCAAGAAAGCAAATGAAAATACGGGCGATAATGTTCCGATAATACCTATTTGAAAGCGAGGGGTGAATGATGGGGGGTAGGTATGAGGTTAGATTAAAAAAATATGAAGCCACAAGTTACTATTTCCAAAAATTGCTACCGGCATTAGTGTTTTGGTTTAGGAATAGAAAGAGAGTTCTCTATGTTAAATACTATCGTTTTTAGGAGGTGGTGACTTCTGGATAATGTCCGTCAGTTAGCGGAAGCATTAAAATTGGTAGTTACTTTGGCAGAGGGGGAAAGTTAGATTGAATAAACTTCCACCAGAAGAAATTAGAAGGCGCATACGGATTTACAACGAGGGTGGCGAAGTAAAGGATATGGCTAAAAAGGCTGGATTGAATACTAAAACCTTTGCATCGTGGATGTGGGTAGTTGGTTTACCAGCTCATAAAGTAGGTTACGGGAAACCTTCTAAACAAAAACCGAGGAAAACAGGGCCGCAACTTACAGGTATTAAGGGCGATCCGTATGTTCATAAGCGGCCAGCTAAAGAAAGAAAACTGATCAACGAATTTACTAACAAGTTGATCGAAACGTACGACCGGGGGATCAACAGGTATAAAAAGCCGAATGTGCGGAAATTTATAAACGAATACCGATCACTTTACGGAGGTTCTATTTAATGGTTAATACACAACGATTAAGTAGGAATACAGAGTTACGGCAATGGTCTTATCAATATAATCAGGAAGGAACTATTAGGACTGCTCTTGAGCATGTTAATTTTGGTTATATAGATGAAGAGGCTGATGTCTTGATAGAAATGTGTAGAGAGGGTAGGAGTATTTATGATATGGCAGATACGTTACGCCGACCGACTGATGATATATTTGTCATTGTTTGGGATTTAGCACATAAGGGTAAAGTAAGGTTGGATGAAAATTGGTTAAGGGGGATAGCAGGATGACAGCTATAATTATACTTTCCTTAATAGCAATCATTGTTCTTTCTTGCCGAGTATATTTAGCCGTGAAAGGTAGGGGTCAGATTTGAGAGATACTATTATCTGTTTAATAGGAGCATCAGGAGTAGGTAAGACAACTGTAGCGAAAGTATTACATGATCAGGGTTTTAATGTTATCCAAAGTTATACTACCAGACCTCAGAGAAGTGATGACGAATGGGGTCATACCTTTGTCAGTGAAAATTTAAAAGAAATCTTTACCATGAAACCTTTACCGCTTCCACCAGAATCTTTAAGGGAAGGTGTAGAATATCCTGGTCATGTGGTAGTCAGAAATATGCCACCTGGAGTTATAGCACATGAAGTTTTATATAACGGGCATCATTATTGGGCGACAGTTAATCAGTACAGGGGTAAGGGCGTATCTATCTATGTGATTGATCCAAAAGGGGCGAAGTCAGTCAAGGGCAATGTGAAAGATGCTGATGTGATTGCAGTTTACCTGTATGCTGATTATTCTACATTGCAGGGCAGGTTAGAAAAAGACCGTCCGAAAGAACAGGCAGATCACAGGTTGAGCGAAGATAGTTTTGTTTTTGAAGTGGTAGAAAACGATGTAGCTATTAATACTACCTTCCTAAAGCCAGAGAAGGTTGCCGAGAGGATTATTCAGTGTGTAGTTAAAGGTATGATAGCAAGGAGGTATGGTGAATGAAGTGTCCAACCTGCGGATTACACCATTTTTCACCAGAGAAGATTATCAGATGTATCAGATGCGGGTATGAGTTTACTGAAGATGATCGCAGGCAGGAAGAAAGGAAAAATTTTTACTCTCAACAGCCGAGAAACGGGATAAAAGGGGGTGACACAGATGCGTAAACAGGAAGCGAAACTGATCGTCAGCGAATGTCAGGGGTGTATCAGAGTATTAAATGATAACACCTGTTTAGGGTGGACAGACCCTGAGTATAAGTGGCGTAACGGTCAATGTCCTGAGTATTCAACCTGCGAAGAAGAACGAAATATTATCAGACGCTTGCATATAGAGGAGTGATCCTATGGCACTTATTATAGACGTTATCAGAGTGAATGACAGGCCGACACTTGTTAGGTTGGAAGAAAAGTTTGGCCCGTTTGAAATACCGATAGACGAAGAACCTGAAGATGATCCTGAGTTTAGGTTTTACAGGAAATTAATGCAGGAAAAGCCGAGGGGGTGTAAGTGATTAAATTTATAGACCTCTTTGCAGGGATTGGTGGTTTTCGTTTAGGTATGGAAATGGCAGGGCATGAATGTGTAGGTTTTGTTGAGATAGATAAATTTGCCCGACAATCCTATATGGCTATACACGATATAGAGGGGGAATATTATGCAGATGACATTAGATCAGTTAAACCAAGAGATTTGCCTGAAGCCGACTGTTACACGGCAGGATTTCCTTGCCAAAGTTTCTCAGTTGCTGGCAAGCGAGGGGGTTTCTCAGACACACGAGGTACTCTTTTCTTTGAAATCATGCGGTTGGCTAAAGAGCGAAAGCCTAAGTATATTCTCCTTGAGAATGTCGCCGGACTTCTTTCACACGATGGAGAAAGAACTTTTGGCACAATCCTCCAGGCTCTTTATGAATTGGGGTATGACGCAGAATGGCAGGTGCTTAACAGCAAAGATTTTGGAGTTCCCCAAAACAGGGAAAGGGTGTTCATTATCGGGCATCGACAGGATTGCAGAAAAGATTATATTTTCCCTTTAGAGAGGACGGAAATAGATGGAGACGAGATTGAAAAAGTGTACCTGTTGTCAAAACGTCTTTCCCATGACTTCGGAATATTTTGCTCTAAAATATCACAAATCAAGGGGCAAGAGTTATTACGAGGGGAAATGCAGGTGTTGCTTGCGAGATTACGAGGTGAACTACAGAAAAAACAATCCTGGGAAATTCAAGAAGCAGGACAGGACATACAACCTCACGCCGAAGGGAATATACAAGAAATTGAAACAGAGTTCAAGGGGCGAGTTAGTAGTAATCTCGCAGGAGGATTTTGTGGAGTGGTATCAAGCCCAACCGAAGAAATGCTTTTATTGTGGAATAGAGGAGAAAGATTTGCCAATATTGACAGACAGTATCAACAGCAGATCAAAAAGGTTATCGATAGACAAGATAGATTCATCAAGAAAATACGAGAAGGACAATTTGGTTCTTTGCTGCTTGCGGTGCAATCTTATCAAGGGAGACTTTTTTACTCAATCGGAGATGGTAGAGATTGGGCAAAAGTATATTGCAAGGAGGTGGGAAGATGGAACAAGACATTAACCTCTATTTTAGAGCCAGAAGTGGACGAAAAGTATTTCCTATCAGAAGAACAAACACGATCACTATTAAAAGACATCAAACCGATGTAAGTGGCAAGGGGTATAACAGTCAACAAGATAGAGTTTATGACCCTGATGGTTTAATGGGTTGTGTTCCTGCCACAAGAACGGAAAGCAAAGTGAATGTACTTGTCAAACCTTGTTTAACTCCTGACCGTGAAGAAAAAAGACAGAACGGCAGACGGTTTAAAGACGATGGCGATCCGATGTTTACACTGACCGCGCAAGATGTGCATGGAGTTCTTGTTGATAATAAACAACTTAAAAGAACCAATATTGCTAACTGTATAGACGCTAATTACTTTAAGGGTTTAGATAATCACCAACAAAGAACGGGAATATCAGACGGCTACAGAATACGCCGATTAACCCCCCTGGAATGTTGGCGGCTGCAAGGTTTCCCAGACGAAGCATTTTACAAGGCACAACAGGCAGGGGTAAGTAATTCTCAATTATATAAGCAAGCTGGAAATAGTGTAACTGTCAATGTGATTAGTGAGATTGCAAAAAAAATGGAGGGTTCATTATGACCCACGATCAATTTAAACGAGCAGAGGAATGTCTATACTGTTACAAATATCTTACAGGTAGGATTGCCCGTTTAGAAATGGAGCAGGACGATATTATGCCCCCTTCCCCTGGCTCTGTTTTAAAGATGGTTGGCAGACCTGTTGCAAAGGCTCCAGGAGATCCTTCTCAAACAGAAACGTGGGGGATATTAAGGGCAACCTCCCGGCAGGCAAGAGAGATCACAGCGAAACGGCAGTTGCAAGATATTGTCCGGCAATTAAAAAATGATTTACCTATCAGGGATAGTGAGTTTATCCGTCTCAAATATGACAAGGAGTTACCTGCAAGAAGTGTGATGCGAGAGTTAGGGATTAAAAAACGTGCCTACCATTATTTGAGGGAAAGGGTTTTAAAAAGATTGTGGCAGCGTGTCAGTAAGATAGATGTTGATATAGCAGTTAATTGAGAGGAGGGAGTAATAATGTTTTTGTTTGGTGTTGATTATGAACCGACAGCAAAGCAGAAGAAGTGGCATGAAGAAGGTTTTGCAATGGGAGGTAGGGGTTCAGGTAAAAGCACGTTTATTGTCATGGAAGCATTAAAGCAAGCAGTAGAAAACGATGGTATCAAAGTGTATGTAGTAGCTGCCGATTATTATAGGGTTGAGTATTTGCTGCGTATATTTATTGACAGGGTTCCGAGAGATTGTTATGGTATCCGGATAATGACCCATGAGGTTACGCTCAAGAATGGATCAAAAATACATTTTGTCAGCAAAGAGTTTTTAGAGAAACAGGGTTATATTGCTGATGTAACTTGTTATGATCAGGTAGTGTGTTCAAAAACACATGGTGGAAAGATTATTCAAGCTGTTGAGACATGGGTAGAATATCAATCAAATGATACTTGTAAACATATCAATGTAGCATGGGAAGCTCCTTATACAATGCCTTGCACAAATAAGATAGTGAAATACGGATGGTGTTTAAACTGTCAGAAAAAAGTTGGCATGGTTCTTAAACAAGATCCTGAAGATGAGATGCAAACATTAATTAGTGAAAACACTCGGCTGAAAGAACGAAATGAGGAAATGATGGAGGTCTTGAGAAAAGTTTGTGAAGAATATGTAGCAGATACTGTTTATCATAGTATCACATGGGAAACTTATGAACAAGCAGTTAAAGTTTCAGTCAGGTGGGATGACAAATGAGCAGGAGAGGGAGGAGAATAATGCCTGATGTTAAGTATTGGTTGTCACAAGGGATAACATCTTACGGGGCAATGCAAATGTTGGAGGAAGCATACTATCTTGGATTATCACCTAAACCTATGGCAGCATTGACAACTTTAAAAGATTACATAGATCCTAATAAACGTATACAGTATTTGGCAAGATTGCAAGGAATATTTGATGGTAATGCGGAGTTAATGAAAATTAAGCAGGGTGAAAATGATTTTAGAGGAAATGACCTAACATAATCGTTTCTAAGGCGTTTTGTAATTACGCCTATACATTTACCTTGCTATATAAGTTAAAATGCAACACAGCCTACCAGATTGGCTGAGGATTGATTTGAGGTAGTTTCAGAACAACTGTTTGCTATTTGAAGGGAGTTGAGATGTAATGCCGAGGTATGGTCTTAGCTATCTGCGAGAATTAATCATTCAATCAGCATGTTTGGGTTATACTCCCATTAATTATTGTGATGAAGTGGAAAGATTAATTGATCAACAATATGATTTTCATTATTTAAGAGGTTTTATTGAGGGAGCAATCGAATCTATTCTAGAGGCAGTAATAAAATATGATTAAACCAGATTAGAATTAGAACAAGAAGAAATTGCTACAAATTTCCATTGCACTTTACTTGACAAATAGAACCTAATTGGTTATAATCAGATGGGAAACCAAAGTAAGTTATTCAAACTGTCCACCCAGGGCGGTTTTTTTATGCTTCCAATATCCGACAAGCGGGAAAACGTATTCTCTAACAGGAGGGAAAGTAATGCCAGAGTTAAGCTATGACCAGTTAGTAAGCGAGTTTATTGCTGCTAAGAGTGAACAGGACGATCAGATATGGAGACAGGCAGCTATAGCGTGTTTCCTGCGAGGGCAGATGTTAGTTCCTGCAAAGTCTATAGCGGCCGATGTAGGATATTCAAGCCGTTACATATCTCAACTAATAAAAACTTTTGAAGCATTTCCTGATGAAGATAGCAGGGCGAGAGATCAATCCTTTTCGCTTCATGCCGTGTGTGCCACTACTGATGATCCTGAAGCATGGTTACAGAGGGCGTTAGAAGAGGGGTGGTCTGTAAGAGATATTAAAGAAGCAATAGCAGGAGATAAAGAAGAGCCGGATCCTGTTGAGAAGGTATGGAAGCCCGTAGAGAAAGTATTAGCAGATGGTGGTGAGACAGCCGACCGTTTGTTAGTTAAGATGCGGCAGGTGATACTCCCTGTTATTCCCGAAGCCGAAATACAAGAAGAACAAGAAGCAGCGACAATTTAAAGAACCTGGGAAAAAGTATTGTCAAGTTTGCGGTTCAACTTATATGATACAATCTCCGCATCACATAGATTTTAAACAGATGGGCGGGACGGATAGAGAAGAAGTTCATGATCCTGCCAATGCGATTACACTATGCTATAACTGCCACAATAAAGCCCATAGACTAAATAGACATGAGTATCTATCACCGGAGCAGTTAAGAGAATATAAGAGGATTGATGACAAGCGAGAAGAGCAGTATAAATTACTGTTGAGCGTCAATAGTTTGCAGGACAGCGATTAAGATAATCAATCCGACAATTAATGCTTGCATACTCCATGACATAAAATAACCCCTCCCTAAGAATAACAGAGAGGGGCGCAGGTAGTCAAGTGATATTTATTTATAATGGTTTTTCTTCCTCATAATATTTTTCAGGTATTACATTTTCAAGTGCTGCATCAATCACTTCTTCAAGCGATACACTTTTAGCTTTAGCCAACCTTTTAGCTGCTTCATACGGTGCAGTTGTTCTGAAATATTGAGATAAAATATGCCTTAGTGCTTTCGAGCGTGATCCTTTAAAAGATTTAGCTAATCGGTTCAAGTCAATTTCATTATGCGGGTCTAAGTAGATCCCCAATCTTTTCATGTCTGTTGCCATAAACACTACCTCCTTCAGGTATTATATCACTACTTTTTTCGTAATCATAGAGTTCTCCGCAGTTGTAGCAGGTGAATGTTTCAAAGAGATAAACTGCTTCACCACAGTTGCGACACCTTGCTACTGTTGGTCTAATTGAGACAAACATTGTTAATACCTCCCTTATAAATGCCGTCCTTCGGGGCGGCTCCCTCCTCTCATCGATAGACAGGAGTATTGCGAGTGTAGGTATCGAGACTACAAGATCCAGTTTGAGTATTCCAGGCTTTCTCCTCCTCCCATATAGGGTGGGCAGGTTCATTGGTTATATCAGTTTTACAGTGCGGGCAGATCCATTGGTAGCTATCACCTGCTGAATAAGACGGCAAGCTACATTCAGGGCAGACTTTTCTAACCATTGTGATTACCTCCTTTTATTAACTGCTCAATGATCCCCTCCTGAGAGGGGATAGATCAACAGTTAAGCGTTGACTTCAGCAGTAGGTGCAGCGATCATTTCCTTGATCTCCTTCGTCCATCCTCCTTCAAGGTGGAGAACAGGCAACAGGATGGCCAGAGTATGATCGTCTAATATAAGGCGCAGGTGCATTACTTTACCTTCAATCTCTTTGCATTGTGCGGTGATCACCCCTGCCAATTCGCCTGGTTGACTCAAGGCAGGATCAAGCAATTCAGTATTGATGGCGCATATTTCACCTGATTCAGCAACAAGCAGGTATTTATTATCATGCTTTTTACTGCTCTGATAGATCAACTTAGTCAACTTAACAGATGTTTCACCTTCAGGGATGTCTAAAAACTTTTTAATGCCGTCATTGTTTTCAGTGATCAATCCGTTTTCCCTTAGTATCTGCAACTTTTCAGTTTCGAGATTAAAACCCAACTCGATCAACTTGCCTTTTACTTTCGGGGATAATTCGGGCAGGTGATAAAAGCCGAAAGTATTACCTACTACATAGCTGGAATACGTTTTCTCATAGATAGCGTGATCCTTCTTTAAAATCTTTAACAACTTTGCTTCATTGACGACCATTTTATATTTCCTCCCTTTGATTATTCGATCAGCCGATAACTTCAACGGTTATTGGTGATCTTGTTATACAGCGTATACCCAACAGCGATCAGCAAATACAGTGTCCAAAATGCTGCCCAGGCTATAGCTAACAAACCGATAATATAAACAGTGTTCAAATAATCCTCCCCTTTGTTGTTTAATCCCTCCAGCCTACTGCCCATATAGAGCAGCAGGTGCAAGGATTAAAATATATTGCCATATTCGTCAAATTCATATTCGTTTGCATCGGCTAAGTCGATCAATGCTTCATCACTGATGCTATATTCGTATTCGTCACGGGCTGCATATATCCAAGACTGTAAACAATCACTCATAAGATCATAGAAGGTTATATGCTTTTCAGGTTTCTTCATAAAGTCGAAGATCGGTTTTAATATTGCATCATCTATGCAGTAACCTGTTAACGGGCAGCAGTTGTCAACCTTGATCCGTGATTTTCTTTTTTTGCTATGTGATCCAATTGGGCCTTTGCTCCAATAGATAGCAGGTCGAAACAAGTCATCATAATAATTATTGTGCAGATACTTTAACAGTCTAATGCCTGCCAATCCTTCAATGTCTTGATCTTCTTCAAATGTCCAGTTGATATAGTCCCTGTAACCATATTCCCAGGAGGATATTTTAACAGGGAATATCTTTTCAAATGCGTTTAATGTATCCCTGTTTTCAGCGTCCCAACCTGGCGGATCTTCACGTAACCAATTTAAAGCCTTTTCCTTTGCCGATTCGTCCAATTCATGGATGCTATACACTTTCACTTGTGCAACTCTCATCCGTGATCTCCCCTTTAAGTTTATTGAAGGTTTAATCCCTTCAGCGATCCCCTGCCGGACGATGGCAGGAGATCAAGCAAGGATTAAATCGCTTCTAATTTCACTTTGTTACCTCTTTCTTGAGGGCCAGGGTTATTCTTAATAATTACAGTGTTCCTCATTCTGCACATCTCCTTATTATTTATTAGCCGGGTATATAGCCACCCGGCAGGGCTTTATAACTATTGGTCTAATAACTCATTGACTGTATCCTCTATAGCGGCAAACAGATCATTATGATCAAGGTCTGTTAATGCTTCTTCAAGTTGTTCGGCAGTCAATTCAACTTCAGTATTCAGATCATTGTAATAATTAGCAGCGTAATTAAAGATTATTGCGTCTAAGTTTTCATGTAATTGCTCTGTATAATATTCATATTGGCCCGCCATAAAAGCATGTTCCAGTGTAAAATCAGGATCCGAAGTACTGATTAAACCTTCTTCAAATGCTTGTTCTGTCCAAGGTTTAAAATCGTATGCACTTTCCCATAACGCAGCATTATAAATCTCAACTGATTGATCGGCGACGTCATGTATAGCGTCTCCAATATAACCGCTATACTCTAAAACATCATTGCAGACATCTTCAATATCTTTTGCCGATTTCAGGTATTCCGTGACCGTGTATTCTTTTAATTCGATCTTGACATATCTAACCATTTGTGATTACCTCCTTATCAACTATTACAATATTCCAGCGCATATTATCGGCACCGTAATGCTTGTGGCCTAACAGCTCAGCCTGAATATGCGCACCCTGATAACTCTCATACCATTTGGTTTTTCTAACCGGTAAAAAGCTTAGCCTGTCGTGAACCTCTCCGCGGTATATCATTTTTTTGATATTGTCTTGCTTTTCCATTGTTTTTACCTCCCGTTTTTAAATATCAAATTCCGCATCCTTGGCTATAGTATATCAGGGTGGAGACACCTTGTCAATAGGTTTTTAAAAGTTTTTTAAAGTTTTTTTATACCTGGGAGAAAATGCGGAATAGCCTTTAAATAAAGGGTTTAACAGCGATCATAAATATCATCTTATAAGATATCTACATATATAAAAGTATATAAAGATAGTAAAGAAGAACAAGAAGAGAAGTAGAAGAGAAGGAAAAGGGAAAGGTAGGTCATTTAACAACTTCATTTATATAAAAAATATACTGTCAAGTATTTTTCCTTGACACCCTGTAATGTATAGCCTTGATAGCCTTGATACTGTATAGCAGGAGCAGGAGCGAGGCAGGATATAAGAGCGGATATAAGCAGGTAATCTACTACATATAGTGTCTATAGCTTTATAAGGGCATGTAGAGCGATAGACAATAGAGAGGCAATATAATATTTATCGGCGCATATTAAGGTTAGGTGAAATAATATCCGGCGGGCCGCTCCCCCCATTAAGGATGGAACCTGTTAATGATATAGGATCGATACAGCAATAAGGTAAACCGCTTCGATGGGATGCGCTTTAAGGGGAGGGTATATACAGAAGCTCTTTTTTTCTGGCATATATAGCAGCAGATAATAATAATTCTGGTAGGATGTAGACAAACATATATTTGTTATTAGCCTGTTATGGCAGTAGGGAAGAGGGGCACCCCCCCATGCAATGCCGACCCCCCGCCTTATTTATATAACCTCCCTCTCCTAACATTTTATCTATAAGACCCTATATTTCCATCCATCTTTTACCATATATAATCGTGTAGAATTATTTTTTTCGTATAAAAGATACCGAATTTCGTATTGGAGTTACGATTTTTACGAGAAAGGAATCGTGATATTCCGCATTTCTATATGGGATTCGGGATAAGGAGGAACTATGGTTCATAAATATTTGAATTTTAATTTCCATAAGACGGGATAGGTATTTTTTGTTGCTGTAGATTGGACATGGTTTAAGCGGGAGGAGTTTTCGTTTTTCGGTTTTACGGTGAGGGTGTTATGTTTCAGTGTGACGTATTTGCGGCAGTATATGACGGAGGGGTTTAGTAAAACGAATATTACTGTCTATGAAGAATCTGATGTCGAGTGTATTGGGAGGGTTAAGTGATGAAGATTCCAAGTAATGCTATTTTAGAGGAACCTATTCGGGGTGATACGCCGATTAAGCGTTTACCTGTAGAGGAACAGGAAGAATCAGAAACTGTGGCAGGTGATAGTGATGGCAGAGACGCAAGTAGTTGAAGCTGAAGAAGTTAAGCCTTCCCCTGATCCTATTAAGGATGTGAAGAGTAGGGTTAAGAAGGCTTTTTTAGTTGCTTATATAGACAGTGGCGGTAACATTTCAAAGACTGCTGAGAGTTTAAATATTAATAAGAGTAAGCATTATTACTGGTTAAAGACTGACAAGGTATACGCACAGGCGTTTGAGGTAGCCCATGAGCGTAGTTTAGCGACTATAGAGAGTGAGATTATCCGTAGGGCGGTAGAAGGTTATGAAGAGCCTGTATTTTATCAGGGGAAACAAGTTAGTGCGGTCAGGAAGTATTCTGATAACCTGTTGATGTTTTTAGCGAAGCGTAGAGATCCTAACTATCGTGATAATAACCAGACTCAGATAGGAATATGGGGTGCTGATGGTTCTCAGGTGGCGGTTAATTTTTCTATCCCCCGTCCTGAGAGGAAAAAGGTTGAGAAGAAGTAGGGGGTATTACTATGAAGATTATACAGGATTTTATTACGCCTGGTATGCGACATAGACCGATGACTAACCCCGCGTCAAGTTTATACAAAAAGACCATGCAGGCCAAACATATAACAATCCATGAGCCATGGTCCACAATGATAGCTAAGGCTCTACATGACTATGTTAAGTCTCAGAGGGCAGCGGACCGGCCGGCAAGCTGGCATTACTCGATTGATGAGAAAGAATGCTACCAGGCTTTGCCCTTGACTGAGAGCGGCTGGCATGCGGGAGACAACCTCGGTCCGGGCAACACTGCAACCATTGGAATAGAAATTTGCGATTATGGGATGAGGCGCGACAACAACTGGAATTTATTCTGGCAGGCTGTTGATAACTGCGCCCGGCTTTGCGCTCACATAATAAACAATGTGGACACGCTTCTGCCTTATCCGGAGTGCCTTGTTCCATATGAGGGAACGCTAAAGCAGCATTATAACTGGTCGGGTAAAAACTGCCCTGCTTTGATTCGTGCGGGTGGTGGGGCAGGTAGCCACTGGCAAAGGTTCGTTGATCTGGTTGGCACCTATCTTAAGACCCCTGAAGTCATTGAGCCTGAACAGCCGAAACCGAGTACCGTTTACCGGGTGTTGGTGGGTAGCTTCGAGGAATACGACAATGCAGCAGCAAAGGCAAATCAGGTTAAAAGGCTTGGCCCGTCTGTGTTGGGGTTGATTGTTTATAACCAGGTCGGGACACGAAAGCTTTACCGTGTTGTAGCTGCCGAACATGAGGCAGAGGATTTGGCTCAGACCGTTAAGACCTGGCTGGAAGGCAGGGGGGAAAAACCCTTTATTGTGGCCGGAATATTTGAGGACTTACCTCTTCCAGAGCCGGACGAATTAATAGACGGTTATGACCCGGACATTGACAGGGAATGGATTGATGACCACCCGGAAGAATTTGAGGACGGGAAAGACCCGTATCAAGATGTAACCGGGCTGATGGTTCTACTGAGACAGCTTTACGAGATCCTTAAAAAGCTATTCGGGGGCGATTAAATGGTTTATGAATACTGGCTTGAATTACTGTCAAACGTGATCGAGGTTAGCGAATATTTTACATGGTTTTGTTTATTTTAGGGGTGCATGGGTGGCAGCAGAGAAACCCTTTGCTGCAAACAGGTTCGATTCCTGTTCACCCCTTAGCATCTCCGTCAATAGTATTGGCGGACTGACAACCCGGCGGTTTACTGCTTCCGGGTTGTTTCTATGTTTATGGCGGGTTCGGCCTGCTGAAGTCTCACCGTAACGGCAACTGTGCCGCTCTTCAGGGGAAAGGTGAGGATTACCCTGACCTATTAACTCCCATTGGTTGCAAAGTCAACCTTTGGTGCATCATCTCCCCTTGACCCTCTTTAGGTTCCGTCCTACTGCGGTTCAAGGGAGTAAGACCCCGGCCCCTGTCCTGTTACGCTTGGGTCTGGCTACGATCAGGGCAGGGGGGAGCTTCCGGGGATAAACACTAATTCGTATATATAAGTAGAAGGTCAATATATGTGAAGGAGTGTTGTTAGTGGACGCGATTGATATTATTTTAAGGGGATATGCGAAGGAGTTGAGGGAGATAATGGAGTGCGCTAAATGCGGTGTAGACTTACAAATGAAAAATCCCAAAAATCCCGAAGAAGTGAAAAAGAATTGGGACTTATACTGTGCTAAGTGTTTCAGGGAATGGTTTGCCGATTCAAAGGATAGTGAGAGCCACAATGGGAAATGAAATAAATTTAATAGCTGTTACTCCTTATATTTGCCCTACTTGTAATAAAGTTTTAGCACGTGAAATAGTGAGTGCGAAAAAAGAATTATATAAAATAACGGATGAAGTGGAAAACATAGAGAATGTTGAAGAATCCGAAGAGGGATATGTAACCCTAACTTTATTATGTAAAGGATGTTCGGGCGTATTCCGGTTTAAATAGGTTTCCGGGGAACAAAGGCGATATTCACCAATTATTCACTTATAAGGCTATAAAGCTTAATAAGGTAATCTGCTATTAAGCGGGGGATAATTATGCTAAATTGGCTGAAACGTAAACTAAAGAAAAAGGTTAACGGAATACTGATAGCATGGGTAGTATATAAACCAGAAGAAGAACAACCGAATGTATATTTCAACCTGCACCCTGATATGAGGGAGGATGCCTTTTTGCATGAAACCTTTAAGGGGATAGCAGAACATATAAGACAATATTACGGTGACTTAGAGTTTTGACAGTTGTGCTAAATCGGCGAATAGTCACAGTATGAATGTAGGAGGGTGCAATGGACTTTAAACAGTTTTGTCGCGACCGTTGCCCATATAGGGATAACCACGAATATCATTTATATCGAAAGTTAGAACCGTGCATCAACTGCCCGGTAGAAGCCTATATTGATGTGACAGAAAGTAATAATGGTGCTAATAAATTTAACACTATTTAGTTTCGTTGTCACACAGCAGTTGTTACATTGAAAGGCAGGTTGTTACAATGCCAACATCTTCCCGTGGATGCCGAGGGGCGAATTTAAGAGGGTAAAGGATTAAATATAGTCAGGAGGTTAATAACTTTATTAACTTACCGGGATTCTGCGGAAATGAAGAATTAGCCGAACAAAATAAAGCCAAACGCCCGAATAAAAGAAGGCCAACAAACGGAATTTTTATTAATAATGTTCCGAATGTTGGCAGGGATGCCGCAAAGAATGGCGGTTATACCGTAAACTTTCCGCAAGTTAATAAATTTATTAACCTATAACCGACAAAGAATACTGAACCTACATTATTCATACGAAAAAGTGTAGTTTAACCTGCGTTATTGCGGGTTATTTTTATTTATAGTTTAATCTCCGACCTATATAGGAGGGATAAGATGGATTGGGTTAAAAGAGCCATTGAGTTGAAAGAAGATTATACATGGCAAGAGTTACCCGAACTTATTTATGAAGAATACGGAGAGTTGTTTCATGCAGATAAAATTAGGGCAGCGGTAAGAAGAAGATTGGATAAAATTAATGATCCTGAACGTGAAGGTTACGATGAGATTAAACCTGATGTAATAGAAAAAGATAATATGTATTTTATTAAAAGCAGAGGTTCAGAAAATAATTACGTTGCTATAAGTAAAGATGATCTCCGTAAACTCAAAATGCTCTATTGTGAAACCCCACGACTTACCATTAATGCTATATGCAGGGAAATGGATTTAACCCGAAGTGAATTTCATTTAATTAAAACAGCTTTTGGGATAACCCACGATGACGTTCCCTTTATTGACGAAGATGTAATGGATAGAGAAGTTGATGATTTAGCCGAAGAAAGTCTACAAAGACGGAAGAAACAACTTATTCATACAATAGAGAATAAAGTGCAAAAAAACAATGTTAATGAATTAAAGAAATTCAAACAAAAAGATTATTTTATAGAGAAAATTAGACAGGTAGTCAGGGAAGATATGGCTGATCTTGCGAAAACATATACTGGCCCTACTATCGTAACCAAGAAAACAACGGCTGAGAAGTTTATCATAGAGCCTAATGTGGTCGATTTGCATTTAGGTAAATTAGGGTGGTCTCCTGAGAGTTCAGAGGATTATGATTATAGAATTGCCCGTGACAGGTTTCACTATGTTGTTGACGATGTTTATAATCGTGCTTTAAATATGCCAGTTGATAAGTTTTTGTATGTGTTTGGAAGTGATTTTTGGCAGATTAACAACAAGAAGGGTGAAACCTTTGCTGGAACATCAGTTGACTTTGACTCAAGGGTGCAGAAGTTATTCCGTGTAGGGATTAATATGCACATAGAAGCTATTGATAAATACAGCACTATTGCCCCTGTCCATGTGGTTATGGTTCCAGGTAATCACGATGAGGAAATAAGTTATTTCGGTTTGGAATCTTTGTGGGCGTGGTATCACGACAGTAAGGTTGTTCATGTGTGGGATAACCTGCAAGCACATAAGTATGTAGAGTTTGGGATAAATTTAATCGGCTATGATCATGGACATAAAGGGCGTAACAGACTACCTGCTACTATGTCGGTAGAAGTCCCTCAAGCATGGGGCAGAACGCTTGCAAGAGAATGGCATACAGGACACAGGCATAGGCTTGCTGTAATGGAAGAAGCAGGGGTAACTGTAAGAGAGTTATCAAGCATGGCAGGACATGATGCTTGGGAGTTTGATGAAAAGTATGTAGGGCGGTTATGTCGTAGTCAGACATTTATTTGGAATAGAGATGAAGGTGTCAACTCTACATGGGAATCAACCATATGGGTAAATGATGATCGTGAACAATCTATACTTCAATTATAGGGGGTGAGAATATGCCAAAGAGACGGCGAGAAGAAGAAATGTTAGAAGAACAAATGATGGGTATGCCGATAGAGCAACTTCCCGATGAAATGCCTAATATGGGCGAACCTCCTATGATGTCTGACCCCATGATGGAAGAGCAGATGGTAGATGCCCCTGCGGAGCCGATGTTAGATGAATCAATGCCACAGAGTGCTACTGTATCGGCGATAGAGGGTAATGAAGTTGTATTGGTAGATGAGAATGGGCAGGAGTTAAAGTTGCCTATAGAAGCGTTCCCTGTGATGCCTATAGAGGGAATGGATTTAGTTCAGTCTGTAGTAGTTGAAATGAATCCTGAGAGTATTACTGCAATGGTTGGGATGCAGGGAGAAATTATTGATATTCCTTTAGACGAAGTTCAGACTCCGTTTAATGTGGGGGATTTGTTTTGGATGCCAGCTCCTCCTGCGACACCCGAAATGATGGGTGCAGAACCGATGGAAGAAGGTTTACCTTTTGAGGAAGATTTAGAAGAAGAACTTAAAAGAATGGGGTAAAAATATGGATGCTGAACTGTGCTACTGTTACGAAACTAATACTTACCATGTCTACTTAGGTTCTGAATTAATGTTGAGTACTAATTCGTATGTTAGGGCATTGAAAAGATTTGAACGATTATGTGATCAGATTGAGGAAGCGGGGTGATGCCAATGACCGTTACAAACAACTCGGAAGTAACTGTAAAGTATGTGCCTAACGACCGACAAAAAGAATTTCACTCTCGTAATGAGACAGAAGTTGTTTATGGCGGTGCTTAGTAAAAGGCGGTGGGAAATCATGCGCTATTACGATGGAAGCACTTGCTTATGCCTTAGAGTTCCCTGGTGCAACCATATACCTGATGAGAGAGACATACGATGACCTTGAATCTAACTTAATCAAAGAATGGAAGCAAAGGGTTCCACAGGAAATTTACAAATACCACGATACCAAAAAGACCGCTTCGCTGTATAACGGCTCAAAGGTCTTTTTTCGTTATGTGAAAGATAGGAAAGATGCAGAACAGTATGATGGTCGTTCTATAGATTTTATCGGTATAGATGAATTAACTAAACATGAGGAAGCAACTGTGCAGCAGATATTATCTTGCTTACGTTCACCATTAGGTTTTCCTCCTCAGTTTAGAGCTACATGCAACCCTGGCGGCATTGGTCATTCATGGGTTTTAAAACGATATATAGAACCTACTAAAAAAGGTAAAAAGAAATATACCGATGATGTTACCGGAAACACTGTTGCTTTTGTTCCTGCTACCGTATATGACAACTTTGCGATTATGATGAACGACCCTGCTTATGTAAAACGTCTTGAAAACCTTCCTCCGAAGAAAAGACAGGCGTTTCTACATGGTGATTGGGATGTTTATGAAGGACAGGCTTTTGAAGAATTTGATCCTGAGATTCATGTAGTAGAACCATTTAAGATTCCTGATCATTGGTATAAGTGGATGGGTGCTGACAATGGGTATACAGACCCCTTTGCATGGTATTGGTATGCCATAGATGAAGAAGGGTTTGTTAATATTTACAGAGAGTTTACCAGAGAACCTGGTGATCCTAAGTTAACCTATACAGAACAGGCTCAACAAGTTTTGCGCTTGTCATCTAAGGTGCAAGTATCGGACAACTCTGTAGACAGGGTTAGTGAAAGAATTGGGCCGATATATGTCGGTCACGATGCTTTTGCTTCTCACCCTTTAGCAGCAGGGAAAACGATTGCTTATTATTATCAAAAAGCGGGATTATCACCTATCTTGTCATCTATTCCTGACAGGGTATTGAGAAAAGCGGTCTGGCATGAATACCTGAAGCCATTTGAATATAATGGTAAGATGGTTGCAAAGGTAAGAATATTTAACACCTGCAAGATGCTGATTGAAACATTACCGCAGGTGCAAGAGGATGAAAAGGATTCTGAGAAGTATGCAGAGTCGAGTAGAGATCACTGGATAGATGGGGCAGGATATGGCCTTGTCAGCTACCACGTATCGAAATCAGGAAAAATATTAACTCCGAGAGCGAATCCTTTACCACCTGAATTAAGAACGGAAGAAGATAAACAGTCTGGAAGTATTGCTATTGATCCCTATGCCACTTGGTAAGGAGGTTTATTATGGACTACCTGTTACTTGCCCTGATAGTATTTTTAGCGTCATTTGCAGGGGCATCGTTAGGTTCATTAAAACGGGGGGAAAGTGTTGTTGAAACAGCTACTGCCCCTGTTACTAAGGTTATTAAAAAGATTGGTGAAAGTATTGACAGAAAGAAAACATTAGAAGCAACAAAGAAAGAGGAAATTGATATTAAGAATTGGCTATACGGCAAAGAGGATGATCAGAATGTATAAACGGGGATATTCATTAGAGATCATTAAATATAATGTGGATAAGCAAATGGCTGATGGGGTAGCAGAAGTAGTAGCTTTAATGAGAGCAACTGCACATGCACGTTCATGTTTCAAAATGGATCAACCTGATAATGTAAAATTTCCTGTTCACCTAATCCCCGGACAAGTAACTAAAGCGTATGAAGAGTTTAAGGGCGGTGAAGATATTGGCTAAAAATAGTGCATTAGAAGAAGTGCCGATGACTGAAGATGATCGCAAAAAAGCAGAAAGTATAAAAACTAAACTCCTCTCTGGTCAAACCTACAAAACTGGTAGGAATTTAACGGAGAAGTGGAATGAATACACAAGATTTTGGGAGAGCGATCAGTGGCCTGCTGTTACTGCTGGCACGGAAAATTACCCCCGTCCTGTAACTAACCACTTTAGTGAAATTATTGGGATGAAGGTTGCAGGTTTAACTTATGAGAAACCTGAGATGTATTTTGAGCCGAAAAAAGGTTCTATGAGAAATGCGTTTAAGGTTGAAGCTGAACCTGTTGATGAAGAAGAAGAGAAGTTTGAAATTACTCCTTCTGAATTGCTTGTGGTGATGGCAGGGCATATTGCGGATTTTAATAATATAGAAGATTTATTAGAGCAACAATCCCTATCATCTTCTCTGCTTGGCAACGGGATTCTTTATTCATATTGGGACAATACAATATCTGGCTCAGGTGACGGTAGTTTTATCGGTGAAATATGTGTAATGGAGATTGATATTGCCGATTTCTTTCCTGGCGATCCTAAAGAACAGTCTATCCAAAAACAACCGTATATTATTGTTACTGAGCGTAGACCTCTTAAACAGGTGAAACAGGACTATGAAAAGTTCTCCGAGTTTGTTGATAAGTTAGAAGCAGATCCCGCTACATCTCAAATGCAGGTATATGATC